AATGTTGCAGCCAGACTAGAATCCAATAAGGCATTTCAAAGACTATTTAAGACAACAATATTTAATCAGATAGAAAAAGATTTTGGTTTGTTTATTGATTCGCAAGCCAGAACAAAGCCAAAGTCATTACATCATGTATATGAGTGGAATAAGACAGGACAAGCAACTGCTCGTCTTTTTAAATTAAACCAGCTAGACGGAGTTGGGCTATCATTTAGAATTAACTATGAGTTTAAGATTTCAAAATCTTCGGTCCCATCTAAAAATAGAGAGCAGACAAGTAGATATGTTTTTGAAAGAAAAGCAGCTGTTATGGAAAAAGGAATGCCAGTTGTAATTAGACCAAAATCTGCTGAGAGATTAGTTTTTGAAATTGATGGAGAAAAGGTTTTTATGCCAAAGGGTAAGTCAGTTACAGTAAAGAGCCCTGGAGGCAGAGCATCAACAAATCAATTCGATTTAACATATAGTAGATATTTTAGCGGACCAATGGTTAGCAACTCAATAAAGATGTCTGGATTTCAGAACCTATTCGGAGCTAAATTTGAAAGAGCGATGAAAGTTCCTTCATCTATTGCCAAGGTGCGTTATTCCTTTAGTCCAGGTACAATTAGACTACAGGCCGAGGCGGCACTAACAGAAAAATTCGGAGGAGTATTTTAATGACTAATTATGGAATAGACGCCATGTACGAGATAAGAAAACATCTTTGGCAAGAGCTTTTGTCAAATAACATAATTGATCAAAATGCTTACTATAGCGATAATCTTGGCGAATCTATAATTCCAATTATTCCAGTTCAGCAGGCTCCAGAAATGAATCAATTCTTAAGCGGCAAGACCCATATTGTTTATGACAAGATTGGAAGCACCTATGAAGAAAATTGGCTTATATGCTGTGAGAAGATATCCTTTACAATATACTCAGTGGACTTTGCCGAAATCAATATAATCAGAAACATGATGATGGATGTTTTTAGAAGAATGGACGATTCAGCCAGAGACCTAAATAAATCAAGATCAACAGACAAGATCATATTCCACAACACCCTTATACTAGAGATGTCCCCAACAGAGCCATCTACAGAGCTAGCAGGCTTCTTGGCGGCAGATGTTATTATAGAGGTCAAATACTCTAGGACAGTTGGCCCAAAGGGTAGATTTGACTAGTTTGCCTTTTAGTTGATTGTAAGATAAAATTATACCAAGAGGAAAAGAGCCTAGCCAGCTTAATTTAAAGTTATACAGCAAGTCAATATATATATATTTATTTAATGGAGGTTTTACAACATGGCACAAATTACAGGTAATGCAAAAAACATACTTGTTGGTGCATCACCACTGTTTCTTTCAGTGACAGATGTTACCGATTCAGATTACGTCCCAAATGCTGAAGCAGGAGTTCTTAATGCTTTTGCAGCAAACAAGAACAAGACAGTACCAGCATTTAAGTCAGCAACATCATACATTGATTCTTTGAATGCAGTAGATGTAGCAACATCAGCAACTGGCGCAACAGCACCAGCTCTTGATGACAAGGGTGCATTTTATCGCAACGTAGGTTTTACAAATAACGGTCTTCAGGTTACATACAACCCATCATACGGTTCAGTAACAGTAGATCAGCTTCTTGATACAGCAAAGCTTTTCAAGGAGTCAATGGAAGTTATGATCGCAACAGAAATGGCAGAAGGTACTCTTGAGAACGTTCTAGCAGTATTCGGTCAGCGTTCAAGCACATTAGTACCTAAGATGACAGGACAGACTGTTGCTACTGGTTTAGCAGCAGAGGACAAGCTTGGACTTGCAGGTGGAGCTCTTGGTGAGCAGCCAACAGAGCGTCAACTTATTGCAGTAGGTCAGGCACCAACATCTGAAGCAACTCTAACTGAGCGTGTATACTATGCACGTCGTGTTCTTTCTGTACAACAGTCACAGTTCTCTTTGGCTCGTAACGCAGCATCAACATTCCCAGTTACATTCCGTTTGCTACCAGACGGCGCAAAGGTCGGCCAAGAATATGGTTTCATCGTAGACCGCGTTCTAGCAGTATAATTAATAATAATTAATTACAAAACCCCCTAAGAAATTAGGGGGTTTTGCTATTGTATTGGTATTTCTGATATGATACAATAATTAAGACGAGATCCTAGGAGGATTTAAATTGGCAACAACAGTATATGATGTAGAAGAAATTCAGCTACAAAACGGGGCAAACGTAAAGCTAAAGCCTTTAACAATTAAAGAGCTTAGAAAGTTTATGGCTGCTATTAGTAAGACAGCAGAAGTAACTACAGAAGATGAAACTTTAACAATTCTTATTGATGCTTGTGCAGTAGCACTAGAAAAGCAGCTTCCAGAATTAGTTGCAGATAGAGACGCATTCGAGGACGTATTAGATGTACCAACAATTAATCGTATCCTTGAAGTATGCGGCGGCATTAAGATGGACGATCCAAATTTGCTAGCAGCAGCGGTTCTAGCTGGTCAGAACTAGATCTAGCTGCCTTAGAAGGAGAAGTATTTCTAATAGGAAACTATAAGAATTACGAGGAATTGGAAGATAATCTTTCAATGCCAGAACTGATTCAAACTTTTACATCTATGCAAAAGTCTGAGTCAGAAAAAAGAAAGTTCTTAGCTGCAATACAAGGTGTAGACCTTGATGGCGGCGAAGAAGAAAGACCCAAGAGCTTTGAAGATGTAAAAAGAAAAGCACTTGGAATTACTGCAGATGCATCAGATGTTGTTTCGCTACAAGGTCAGTTTGCATCAGACGCAGGATTTGGTATCGGAGCTGGCCTCGGATACAAAAAGGAGTAAGAGTTGGCAGATCAAAATATAGTAACCAACATAACTGCGACGGCTAATTTTTCTAGCCTAACAGCGCAGTTACAAGCGGTTACTCAGCAACTCTTAAAACTCCAAGCTACAACAATTGGTTTAAATAAGAATCTGACTAGCCAGGTTGGAGTCATGAATCGTCAGTTTGACGAAACCATGCGCTCCACTGGTCAGTTCTCTAGACACTTTGTAACATTAACTTCAGACGTATCTAAGTTTGGTCAAAACCTAGATAGCGGAAGAATGAAGCTTGGCCAATACTTTAGAACTTGGCAAGGTCATACACAAAAGACTAGCTCACTAGTTAGAGATTTAGCCAAGCAGCAGGTTATGCTTGAGAATGCAATAATTCAGCCTATTGGTAAAAATGCACAAGGATTAATGCAATACAACGTAATGGTTCAATCTGGACTAGACGTTACAAAGAATAAGTCAGCGCTTCTAAGACAAGAGCTAGCCATCATGAATAAGGTTATGATGGATGGATCTAATCAGCTAATTAACTGGGGTAAGAATACACAGTGGGCTGGTAGACAGCTAACAGTTGGTCTTACAGTTCCTTTAGCAGCATTTGGTATGGCTGCAGCAAAAGCATTTAAAGAAGCAGATCAAGAATTAACTCGCTTAACAAAAGTTTACGGAGGATTAACTGCAACATCAAGCGCTGATCTTCTTCAAGTTCGCAAAGATGTTATGGCAGTTTCTAGAGAATTAGCTTCTGGACTAGGAGCAAACTTTACAGAGACTATCGCTTTAGCAGCAGATATTGCTGCAACTGGAAAACAAGGCGCAGATCTTATAGACTCTACAAGACAAACAACTAGACTTGCAATTCTTGGTGAAGTAGATAGACAAGAAGCCATGAAGGCCACACTTGCAATTCAGACAGCCTTCGGTCAAAATACGATGGAGCTTGCTGAGTCTATTGACTTCTTGAACGCAGTTGAAAACCAGACGTCTACTACTCTAGATGACTTAGTAACTGCTATTCCAAAAGCAGGACCAGTTGTTCAGGCTTTGGGCGGAGATGTACAAGACCTTGCACTTTATTTAACTGCTATGCGTGAAGGTGGAATTAATGCATCAGAAGGTGCTAACGCATTAAAGTCTGCTTTAGCATCTGTTATCAACCCCACAAAGGTTGCAAAAGAAATGTTCATGGGGTTTGGCATAGACTTATCTGGCATTGTAAATAAAAATGCTGGAAATTTAACTGGCACAATAATGGCATTAAAGGATTCATTAGATTCACTTGAGCCATTACAAAGAGCAAGAGCAATTGAGCAGCTATTTGGAAAGTTCCAGTTTGCTAGAATAAATGCTTTATTCGAAAACTTAGGTAAAGAAGGAAGCCAGACTCTTCAAGTCTTAGACTTGATGAAAGCAAGTACACAAGACTTAGCTGCAATTTCAGCACGAGAATTAACAGCGCTTACAGAGTCTGCATCTGGTAAATACAGAAGAGCACTCGAATCTGTTAAGGCAGAACTGGCTGTAGTTGGAGATCAGTTCTTAAAAATTGGTGCATTTGTATTAAATGCTATTGATGGCATTTTAAAGTTTATTGGGAATCTACCAGCACCAATTAAAGCAGTACTAGGATTTATTGGCGGGCTTACAGCAATTGCTGGTCCTATCATCATGCTTACTGGTGTGCTTGCAAACTTCTTTGGATACATAATTAAGGGAGTATTAGCTCTTAAAAATATTGGTAAGGGCGGAACTGGATTTAAATTATTAACACCAGAATTAATGGCAGCATCTGCTGCTGCTAAAACTGTAGAGCAGTCATTCTATAGCGATACTAAGGCGGCTGCTACATTCTCAGATGCAGTACTTACTTTAGCAGCCTCATTTGATAGATTAAAAGCAAGTGCTATGAGCGCAACAGTTGCGACATCCAATGGAATTTCTACAGTTGGAGGAAGCACAGTGCTTTCGGGCGGCGGAAGAATTGTAGACAAAGACAATCCTCTTGTAGGTAGGCCATACTCAAGAGACATGTCACATGTTATACCAACTGGATCTAAGACTCCTCAACAAAGAGCAGATGAAACAATATTCTCTACAGTTCCTGGTCCTAAGCCAGTAAATCTAAGACTTTCAAATTCACCACAAACATATATGCACGAGGATCTTCCAAGAATTCATGGAGTTACTGCAGTCAATGGAGTTTCTAATGGAATAGTTGCATCAGAAGCTGCCAAGTGGCACTCAATGACTGCAGCAATTGCTATGCAATCAAAGGCAGAATTAGCAATACTTAAGACAGAAGTTGCTGCAACAGGAACAATAACAGCATCGCTTGCAGATTCTTACCAGGCACTTCTACCACAAATGACAAGAATAACTACCCTTGCTGCAGATGAAACAGCATTGATAGTTCAACAACTGCAGGCTGGAAAGATTACTGTAGAAGCCGCAAGAGCTAAAATATTTGCATTAAATGCTCAGGTTGAAGCAATGATGGTTCAAACAGCACAAGGTGTTGCCGCCGCTCAAGCAAGAACTATTAGCTTAACTACAGTACCATTAACTAGCCAGCCAGTTGTAAGCGCAACTGGAAAGTCTAATATGAAAGAGCTTTTCCACAAAACAGAAACTGCAAAAATGGTGGATGCAATTGCAAGAGGTTTGGGAGTTAGAACTTCTGGTGCTGGATATAGTATTCATACAACAAAGCCTAGATTTAATACTGGCGGAAAAATAGAATCGTTTGGCCCAAATAAAACTCAGGTTACTGGTCCAGCATCTATAACATATGATGACAGAATGGGAGATGTTCCACTAGGAGGATATGTATTAAACCAATCTGCATCAATGGATCCAAGAAATGCTCCACTGGTTGCAGCTGCACCATCTACATATGATAATTCTGGAAGCAACATAACTGCTTTACTTACACCAAAAGAAACAGTATTTGGTCCAGGCATTCAAGATAACCCAGAACTTTTCAGAGCAGTAGATGCAGCAAATAATGGAGTTCCTCTTCCACAGCATGCAGCTGGAGGAAAAATTAAGCTGTCTAGATCTAGTTATGGAGTTCCTGCACTTACTATAAGACCACTTTTTAAAGATAAGATATCTGAATATAGAAAACGAGTAGCTGAACTTGCAGAGCAAAAAAATAAAACAAGACTAGATCCACGTGGAAGAGATACGCAAATTATAGGATCATATGGAGGAAGAACTTGGGTCACTAGAGGCGCATCAACAAATGCAGCTATAGATGACTACATGAGATCATTATCTCCATCTGAAAGAAGAAAAGCAGCAAAAGTTATAGAAGAATTTTCTGCTTCTATAGAAACTACAAAAAAAGCTGCTGAAAGAGGTGCACCAAGAGGAAGGGACGCATTTGCAATAGAAGCAGGACACCTAGAGTCTAATAAAGGAGCACTAGCTAAAAAACTAGCTGAGAATGAATTACCTCCTCTTGACCTTAACAAGATTATACATGCAACACATTTAACAAGAGCGGTTGTAATAAATGGAAAGAGATATGTTAGCAAATACACTGTTGACTATGACGCTCAATCTAACTTGCAGGCAAACCAAGGCACACTTTTAGCTAAAGACTTTTTAGATAGAAACATGGGTCGAACTGGCAAGTACGATAGGCTGATGCGTAAATCTGGAGTTCCTCAAGAAAAATGGGCAGATACAGAAAAAGAAATTGACCAAAAGATTAAAGCTATTCTTAGGGGCAAAGAGTCAAAGAAAATTGGAGATGAAAAGGGAGACATAACCTTTGATTCATTTATACCGCTTATTGATTCAAGTATAGTTTCAGCAGGAGGATCTGCTGCGAAACTAAAAGAATTACAAAGAAATGTAGTAGAGAGAAAAAATTCAGGCGGAATTGTCGGAGGAAAAGTAAAGCCTGGAAAGTTTAACTACGGAAGATTATTCCTCGGAATGCCTAGAAGTATTAAGCAGGTAGAAAAACAAAGACAAGCTAGACTTACTATGGAAGAAATTGATGCTGGAGTTAGAACTGGTAAATATTCAACAATGCCACCAACTAATTTCGGTAAGCTTGATACTCCTACAACTGGACATAGTTTCCCAGTAGAAGGAATTGGTGGAGTATATATAAAGCCAGACGGATCAAAAGTATTTGTTAAGCCAGTAATGGATGAAGACGCAGCCCTTTCACAACAACGTGCGACAATGATTGTAAGGGGTGGGCATGAAATGCACTCTCCTACACAAGAAATTAGAACAATGATTGACCCTACAGATCCAGCTGGCAGAAGAAAACTTATTGTTCTTGAATCTCCTTACGATAAAGCCTTTGCTACTCAAAGTGGGGTGTTTGATGAAAAAGCTTACTTTAAACAATTGGTTGCTGCCAACCTAAGAGGAGATAAAGATTTAAGTAGAGACAACATATCTGGAAGAAACGTTAATGATACAGGAACAGATGGAGTATACGATAGAGCTTCTGGAAAGAGAAGATTCCATGGAGAATGGAAAGATGGAGAATGGATCGACAAAATGCCGTCTATGCAAGAGATGGCACGGATCAATTTACTTGGAGTAAAAGGCGGAGCTAAGAGATTCTTTGCAGAAGCAACTCTTAATATTCCAAAAGGCATGACGCCACAACAGTATCATCAAAAAATGATTGATGAAATTGATGAAGTACTTCCAAAACTAAAAGAAACAATTGCTAAGTTTGGCGACCTAAATCCAACAGAGGCAGCAGTTTATGCTGCAATGATAAAAAGATTAGAGGAAGGAAGAAGAGTAAATTGGGAAGAGTTTCATGGAATTCACTCTGCTGTAAAAGTTTCTCCTCCTAAAGCACTAACACCAGCAGCATTAAAGAAATTAAAAGACGAAGCAGAGCTAAGAATACGCCAGAGAGGTCATGCTATATCTCTTAGCGACAATTCATTTAAAACTCCGCTTAATGGATTTAATGGCGGAGGAATAATAAATGTTCTAAAGTCATTAGCAATGAGAAGAATTGGTGCAGGGTTTGGGCCAACAGGTGCACCAAAGCCTAGCATGTATGAGTCAGCTCCATGGGGAGTTAGCTCTTTATCTATTAAAGCAGCAGAGACTTTATTTGCAAGTACTGGACTAAGACCGTATTCACAAAAACTTCTATATGACAAATTCGCTGCAGCATTAGCTAAAGAAAAGCCTTACGGATATGTTAAGGGTCCAGACGGATCTTTAAGAAATGCGCTTGAGCCAAGTTCACTAGATGCTGTTATTAGAAAAGCCGCAAGCGACTTAATTTCAGACAGATCTGCTTTTAAGCAGCTGTCACCAATTGATAGAGACATACTTAAAAGAAGATATTTAAATTGGGACTCTAAAAAAGATACTCCAATCACAGCTGAGCTTAAGAAAAAGATATTCGGCATTGACGGAGAAAGAGAAATGGGCGGACCAGTATCTCCAGGTCAAAGTTATTTAGTTGGAGAAAAGGGTCCAGAAATATTTAGTCCGCTACAAAGCGGCAACATAATCCCACAGTTTGCACTTGGTGGATTAATTAAGCGAAGTAAAGATTTTTATGGTGAAAAGATTACTGATGTTAGTCAGATTACATCTAAAGAGCATGCAAAGCGTCTTTTAAAATCAGGAGACCCAAGCCAAAGAGCTATGGGACAGCTCTATTTAAATAACCTTGCTGCATCTAGAACTCCAATGCCAGTTGTTGGAACACCACCTAAGCCTGGCCCACTATCTGTTGGAACAACAACAATAATTGGAAATGGAGGGGTAAGAACAAACGTTCCAACTATTCAAGGATCATTGCCTTATGTCCCATCAGTGCCTCTTCAAAGAGCAAACCAGGCTATAGATTCTGCAATAGGATCTATTGCTAGTAGGCTAAAGATTTCATCCGACAAATTAGTTGTTAGAGCCAGAATGATGGGCTCAGAAATTAATTCATCAATGATGGCATTAACTGGAAGTATTCAAAAACTTGGAACATCAATTAAAACAACATCTACAGCAGCTTCAACTTCAATTGCTTCGACAGTAAGAAGATTTACTTCTACTTACAGCCCTGGCGGATCTCAAATATTAGCATATGGTGTTCCTGGCTCACTCGCAGCTGGAGTTGGGCAATCATATGGACCAGCTGCGTTCGGAGAAGATTCAGGTGTAAGCAAAGCAAAACGAGCAGGCACAGCATTTTCAACAAATGCAAAATATACAACTGCAGCAATGATGCACCCATTGCAATTCCTAAAGAGCAAGGGAATGGGAGCAGATCCAGATAGACCTTTTGGTAGTGGCGCTGGCGGAATGCTAGTTGGAACAATCGGCGGAATGGCAGCAGGTGGAGCAATAGGAAATGCTGTTGGTGGACAAAATGGAATGATGATGGGCTCAATGGTTGGGTCGATGGCTGGTCCAGCTATTATGCAAGGCGCTGGAAAATTAGTTACATCAATGGCTGGTAAAGCAGTTGCAGCAGGAGCTGTAAAAGCAGGACTTGCAGCAACAGCCGCTGGAGTAGCAGGCTTGGTTGCGCCATTAGCTGCAGTTGCTGCAGCAGGATATGCTGCATACAAAATGTGGGGACACTATAAACGAGGACAAGAACTTAACATACAAAGTTTTGGTTTAACCGCAGAGGCTGCTAAAAAAGCTGGTCTTAGATTTACTGATTTCGGGTCAAAGATAAAAGATACTATTCAGGACTCAGAAGATCTAGCTGCTGCAAATAAGCTTGTATATGAAAGTATGAAGGATGGCGGAACCCCATTCCAGATGACAATTGCAGAGTATAAAAAGCTTAAGAAGGAAGTCAAAGAAACATTTGCAGAGCAAATAGCAGTTCTAGATAGACAGCCTTCAGAAAAAGTTCCAGATGCTGTTCGTAGAATTAAAGAGTCTTTAATTGCAGCTGGCATGTCTGCAGATGAAGCAACTAAAAAGGTTTTCACCATGCTTCAGCTTTCAAATAAAAAAGATCAATCAATTACTGCAACAATTGGTAATGCAAAGTTTAAAAATATTACAGATCCACAAAGTGCTGCAGTTTCTGCTGTAACAAGTTTTGGAGCGGACACAAGAGATCAGGGCAGCAAAGAAAGAGCTATGTCACTAAACACAGCTTTGACTGCAACTGAAACTGCTATAAATGATTTGATGGCCAAGAGAGCAAGAGAAGTAGCAAAAGATGTAAGTGGTAAAAAAGAGCTTCTAACATACGCAGAAGCCGAAAAGATAATGCTAGACAAAATTAACAGGTCTGGCGAGGCTCGCACAGCCATTACTCAAGAAACAGTTGATGAAATGGCAAAAGCAAATCCAGAAGTAAAGAAGATGATTAATGGATCTGATACTGTAGTAAGCGTATGGCAAAAGATTAGATTACAGGCCCAAGGATTTAATGGAGATCTTTCTCAATTAAATGCTGCTCAAACAAAGCTTATTGCAGATTCGTTTGCAGCAATATCTGATGCTGTGGTTGCAAAAAACAGAGTTGGAATATTAAAAGATCAGTACGCATCACTTGATAAACTAGAAAAGCAAATTAAGAATTATACAAAAGCTCTTAAGGGACAATCAGTTGCAGAACAAATATCTGATAGAGATAGACTAAAAGCACTTAATAAACAAATAGAGGCTATAAATAAGCTTGCAGAGGCAAGAAAGAAAGCATTATCTGCCGCACAAGAGGACGCAAACCTTGGAAGACAAATTGAAAAGGTTAGACTTGAGATACAAAATGCAGAGGCAGTCGGAGATACGGAAAAGGCACAAAGTCTAAGAATTGATTTAGAGTCACTAACTTCACAGCAGCAAACAGATGCCCAGATGAAGGCAATAGATACCGCTGCCGAAGCCGCAATTAAGCCTTTAAAGGCCGCCGCCGATGCTATTTCAAACAAGCAAGAAAAGCTTGGAGACGCAGCAGCAATTGCTGCAGAAAGTTTAGATAAGTTAAAAGATAGATACGATAAGCAACAAGCAGCAATTAAAAAAGTAAATGATTCTATGACTGCTTTATATGGAAATGCTGCAGCAGCAGGATTAACGGTTGAGGCTTACGCAAAGAAAAATAAAGAAGCGTCTGCTGGATTTGTAGCTGCAATGCAAGCTGCTACTGGCGCAGCGATGCCAAAGTATAAAGAAAGAACATATTATAATGGCAGCATGTTGGTTACAGAAAAGGTTCCAATTGCCCCATATGAAAACGCATTAGAGCTTCTAGCAAAATCTGGTGCTGCTACAGGAGTAAATACGGCTCTTGTAAAAGCATTAGGTGACGGAGCAACTCTAAAAGATGTTGTTGATGCAGTCAAGGGAATAAATGGAAAACCTGCACTAAGAGAAAACATTAAGGTAACTGGTGATTATTCTGACAGCAAAGAAACTAAAGAGTATGATGGCAAAAAAGTACAAGTTCTGAATGCACAAGCTCGTGACGCTATTAGAAAGAGACTTGACCTTCAGCCAGGAGAAACATTTATAGTTGATGGCCAAAGATATAGACAAAATACTACTGGCGGAACTCCAATTTGGACTGGGCCAGCTCCAAAGGGCCCCGCTTTACATGAAGGCGGAAAAGTATCTGGTCCAGGTACCGCAACATCAGATTCAATTCCAGCAATGCTTTCAGATGGAGAATATGTATTTAGTGCAAAGGCTGTAGATGCAGCTGGTGGACCAGACGCCGTAGATTCTTTGCACAAAGCCCTTAGAAGAGCAGAAGGTGGCCCAGTAGGTAAACAGAAGCCTCAAAAACAGCAGCTTCCATTTTTCCCATGGCGTCCTGATCTTCCAGATTACTGGAGCAACGGAAAGCCAACTGGAGATCCACGCACTGGAAGGTGGGGAGAGCTAAGATACAATCCTTCAAAGGGTAAAGACATCTGGGGCGGAACAGAAATTCCAGGACTTAAATTTACTGGAAAGACACCACAACAATCAGATTACTGGCATCAGATGGCTGAGCAGCCAAGTAAATATCGTGGTCCAGGAATGGGTATTGATAAAGATCCAATGCGTTTAGCAGGATCTGGAGCCTCTATGGGCTTTTCTGGAAACGGTGCATATGGGTTTGGCCCACTGTTGTTCCACAAGGGTGGACCAGTTGGGCATAGGCACGGAAGAAATCTTCCAGAAAAACAAAATTGGTTCCAAAGATATGTATCAGAGCTAACAAAATCTCAAAAAGAAGCAGCAGGAATGCTTCCATCTTTCATGACATCAAACAACAAAGCAGACGCTCTTGGTGCTGGATCAATATTAAGAAAAATGGCTGGACAGGCTGAATCAGGAGATACTCTAAGTTCAATACTTTTCCCACTCAACTTTCTTGGAATGGGGTCTGCCAGATCGGCACTTGCAAATCCGACAGCAAATGTAGCAAAACAGTCATCTTCACTTGGCGCACCTTTAATTAGAGCGCTTAGCAAAATACCGTCTCTTGGAAAGGATCTGTTAAAATTAGTCACCTGGAACACTTTAGGTAAAGTAAAGCCACTTCAAAATAATTTATATAAAGCAATAGGCCTTAAACCAGAAGGTCTAATTCGCAAGTTTAAAAATGCTTTTGACTATACATCAACAACTGGAAAGTCTTATTTTGAAGATATAGTTAATAGGCCACCTCCACCAAGGCGAAGCGGATCAGGTGCTCCACCAGGGCCTGCAAATGATGATGATTGGTTTACAAACTTGCCTCCATCTAAACTCCATCCCATGCAAGCATTGGGAGAGGCCGCAGCAGCAATGAAAAATAAATTTATAAACCCAGTCATGACTCCATTAAAAAATGGAGTTGGTAAATTAACTTCAATGTTCTCAAAAGAAAATATCTCACAGAAACTTTTAAAATTTTCACCAAAAATGATATCTGATTTTCTTTACAGATATACCCCCGTAGGAAGTATTCAAGCACTAAGATCAGCAAAAAAGATGAATATGAGCAAAACTACAGCCGACACAGGCCTAGGGCTAGACCTTTCATTAGAAGAACTTTTTAAACAAGATTTTTATCATGGAGGAAACTTACCAGAAGATCTTTTAAATAGACTAACTCCATCTTCTAAAAATGTTTCTTTAAGCGGAAACATATTTAATTTTGATTTATTTGCTACTGTAGAAAAAATAATGGCAAGAGAGTATGCAGTAGGTAAAAATGCAGAAAAAGGCGGATCGTTATGGAAAACTTTATTTAGAGTCCCAGAAGACATGTCAAAGGTATGGGACATGCGAGGCGGAGCTCCTTCTCTATGGTCACAAAACAAAAAGGGTTATGCGGCTGTAGAAAAATATTTTATTGATGTTTTAAAAATGTCAAGAGAAGAAGCAAGGGATATGCTAGCTGGAGAAAGGGTCCCAGGCGTAGCAAGGCTTAGCAAAGCGTTAATAGACAGGCTATCATTATTCCAGGGAGAATATTTAAACGAAGCATTTGCCGTAAATGGCAAAGGTGGTCCAAAATGGTTAATGGACACCATTGTTCATACTGGCGGAAAGCTAACAAATTCCGACACATTCCATGCCGTTGTTGCCACGCTAGACCCAGAAAACCGTATAAAGCTATTAAAAAATATATTGCCAAAATCAGAACTTATAAAAACCCATGGAGTTCTTGATGAATTTTTGCCTTCTACTCTTGAAAGATTTATAGAGCAGTATGAAAAATATGGAAAATCTTTTAAACCACTGCTAGAAGGAATCTGGCCAGCTATACATAATTCAACATCCGCTGCTACAGGCGGATATATTAGTAATGGAAAACTAAATGTTCCTAAATTTAAAGATGGAATTAATGTAGTTCCACAAGATATGTTAGCTCTGATTCATAAAAATGAGTCTATAATACCTGCTACAATGAATCCATTTAATCCAGAGGCGGCAATGCCTAGATATAATTTTGATAGACCTTCATTTGGCATAAGAGGGGAAGGTTCATCTGGAGCATCTTATACTGTTAACCAAAACATATACGCATCTGATGGAATGGATGTAGAGGCCCTATCCAATATAATTGTTCGCAAAGCAGAAGCAGTTATTGGACAAAAGGCTAAGGTTAATGTTAAAATGGTTGGACAGGGGAAGAATATATAATGGCAACGGCTTTAGTTTTACCAGCAGGAGCAGCTTTGTTTGTGCAAGACGCTGCTGGCGTTTTCCATTCATTAACTGAACATAACAGAAGCCCCATAGTAGTAGAAACACAAAGGTTCGAGAAGACTTCTAGGATGGCCAATGGAAGCCTTAGAAAGCTGTTTATAGCCGATAAGAAGACAGTCTCTACCTCCTGGAGCATGGTCCCTTCATACACCTCTATGACCGTAGATGGATACTGGGGAGCAGAAGATATAAAAAACTTTTATTTAAGTGCTCATGGACAAGGCACATTTAATGTAAAAATTGCATATAATTCTACAAGAACAGAAACTTTCCTTGCCTCATTTACTTCATGCTCAGCAACTATGGTAAGAAGAAATGTTAAAGAAAATGCGGCGGACACTGCACAAGCATTTTGGGACCTATCTATCGCACTGGAAGAAGTATAATGCAAACCGTAAGCCCATCAACCTTAAATTTAATTAATCAGTCTGTATCCTATTCAATGTCGGGCGGATGCTGGCTAGAATATAATATGAACGATTTGATTTTAGGTGCTAAAGTAAGAGGGCCAAATGGAACCGATGAAAATCCAGAAGGCGATCTTAAAATAAAACAAACTACTACTTCTGGAAAAGAATATTACCCATATAAAAAACTATTTCCGCTAACAAATATAATAGATCCAAGAAGACCTTCTTCTGCAGGCATAGGCTATTTTTTATTAAACAAAATGGTACCAGTTGCCATACCAAAATATAATGTTTCAAAGGAGCTACCTTCCAGACTTTATTTTGCTAGTGCAAAGAATCAGTATAAATACTTTTTGGCTGGCCCAGCAGAAAACCTTTCTCTACCTAACTGTAATATTACTGTAGAGTATCCAGTAGTAAAAACAGCTGTAGCAAATACTATAGTTGTTAAATTTGAGACTTCATACTCAAAGCCAGTCAGTTGGTCAATTAAAATAAAAAACCATCAGGATGTAGAAGCCACTATATTTACAAATACAGTTGTATCGAGTAGTGATACAGGAGTATTTCAACTTTATTATAACGGAGGACTATGGTCAAGCCCATCTTCATGGTCAACTACAAAATTTACAACGCCATCAGTTCCAGTAGATATTAAGAACATTACTGTAACAGTAAACACAATTAGCAAGGCAAACTCATACCTAGGAGTTATTGAAATAGGAGCAAGATACATACAGGATGTTTCTGACAGAGTAATTTCTTTTCAGGCTTCAAAAATGTCTTCCGACGACTCATCTGGAATTGTTCCAGTAGGATCAGTAACAGCAAATGCTTTGTCATTATCCCTGGAGGGATTTGATAAAAAGGGAGTAGAGTATGATAAAACTTTGGCATTTAATAAAAACAATATTAATTTGTATAAAAACGTTAAGATAATGCCATTTAATAAAATAGGATCAGACATGATTTTTCAGGGAGTATTTTATATGGACTCCTTCATGTTATCTGAGTTTGGAGATATTGATATACAAGGCCTAGACGGAGCTAAATTTTTACAAGAAATATTAGCTCCAGATATTGTAATTCAAAATGCTCCATCACAAGCTATTATTAGAAGGCTATTAGACGGCATAGGATTTAATTCATATAATTTTAATACATATAATAAAGATAGCACAGACTTAGCCGATACAGCTACCATAGTCCCTTTATTTTGGTATACAGAAGACACAAAGACAGTCTGGGAACATATACAGGATTTATGCAGAGACACTCAAATGATAGCTACATTTGATAACAACGACATACTTCAGTTCTATCCCAGAGACTACCTATTTGATAAAACAAGAGAAGCTAGTTTTAAGTTTAGAAGCGAAAAAAAATTATTAAATCTGCCTAATATAATTTCTATGAATAAAGAAACTGTGCCTTCAGTTAAAGCAGTTAAAGTAATTTACTCACCAATAATAAGTACAAACTACTCTGGTTCTTCAGACAACCTTTATGTCTCTCCACCTTCTGCAATTGGTGCAGCCGCCTTACAGAATACTTTATTAGCAACACCACCTGTTACAGAAGACACCCCATTAGGAGTGGTATCACTTGCACCAATAAGCGTGTACAGTTCTTTGGCCGACACATCTTTTTATAATAAGTCTGGATATTTTTTAATAAATAATGAAATAATTAAATACGATGCAATTGAATTTCAGTATGAACCAATTTCTGCGCCAAATACAATCAAGTATAAATGGATAACTTCTGATTCAGATATAGCAAAGTGGTTGGGAGAAAGCGTACTGGGTTCTTTTAAATCAACTCTAAGATATAGAATCAAAGAAAGAAATTCATTCAATGCTACTGGTAAGGGAGTTGGTGTTGGAGAAGAGCACAAAGTAGAGATTGATAAGTTAAAAAATGAATGGTTTGGATCTAGGTTAAATCTTTCTGCAAAAACAAATGTTGCAGATCAATCAGTATTTACATTAAAGCAGAAGGAAAAGCAATCAGAGGGCCCAATAGTAAAAGAAGTAGAAGTGTCAAGATCACTACTTCACATTGTTGTCCCCCCAGCATCTAAAGAATATTATTGTGCATCAATTACTCCAGATACCGTTAACATGTCTACAGAAGAATATTTTTCAGTAGGAACAGCATTGTTTTTCAAGCTTGCAAGAAATTCTTTTGGAAGAGTAACTGGAGAGCAAGCGGTATCTGCTGCACTAGGCATAGGGCTGGACGCTAGTAATTTAAATGGCTACATATTAAAAATTTCAACTTCACAGAACGTTGCAACCAAAGGATTGGGATACAGAGATGTGCAACTTTGGAAACTTGTAGACGGTAAAGAATCAAAAGTAACAGACACACAAACAGCTGAAGACAATTCAATTACTGGAGTTTCTGGAGGAAGATTTTATAGAATAGACGTTAAGGTGTCTAAGGCCACAACTGGTAAAAAAATATTTAAAATTAAATTTAATAATCAACTCATTACGGCAACTGATGAATCCCCTATAGCAATAAACTCAAAGATCTCACTTATTGGAATTGAAGGAGAGGCAGCCTTTGACTATGCATACTGCTCTTCTTTAACTAAAAATGAATTTAACTCTTCTAACTCGTACGATAACTATGGCTCATATATTTCAGCATCAAACTCTTTGCAGAACTTATTTGGAGATTTTGTTTTTTCTGGTGCCGAATCTTCCTATAAAGCCCCATGGATAAAAGAATTTGGGCCAGTGGCAAGAGAGATAAAAAAAATATCGACTAAATATTCAACAAGGCCAGGTCTTGTTAAATATCCTCAAATAATTTTAAATCCAAACGTTACACTTATAGGGCACGATGCAACCTCGTTTGGAATAGATGCCTACATATTAAATAACACAGGAGCATTTGTTGATATAGCAGACGGAGGAGAAAAAAGCTTTATTGTTGTCGGAGAAACAATAACAACACTGGATCCATTTGAGTACATAGACCCAGACTTTTCTTCAACTAAAAATGATGAGCAAGTAGCCTTTGAGTCTACATGGATACAAAGAGAAGAAGAGGCAAAAAAATTATCTGAATGGATGAGAACCCAGTGGTCAAAGCAACAGATTGTTCTGACCCTTGATATTTTCCCCAACCCAATACTTGAAATAGGAGATATTGTCGAAATATCTTATCCTAATAACTTAGTATATTCTACAGAGGATACAGGCAAAACGGCAGGTAAGTATATAGTTTTGGACATAGAGCAGGCCTATAGCTCTGACCCATCTACAAGAATAACATGCAGGTCGATTTATGTTTAATGAAATGGTAGAATCTTTATATGGTTAGAAAAAATCCTAAAATAGGAAAATCTCAAATAGCTGGTGGAATCAAAGTCCAGCTACCACTAGACTCACCCCTAATTGGTATATTAAAAACAGATCAATACGATCTTGTAAATCTATATACAAACCAGGTAGATAAGACTTATGTTCCAGAAGAAGGTTCTGATGGACCTCCAGAGCCACCGCCAGAACCAGTTCTGGCTCCAAATCTAGAAGACATTACTCTTATAGGTAAAACAGGCAAACGATATTCTTCTGGATCAATAATTACTGACCCAGAAATATACTATGACTCAAACAACAATAGGTTTCTCAGAGTCACCTTTGAAGTAAAAAACAGCGTAGGAGATATTGTAAAAGGGGCTATTATAATATGATAACAAAATTTGGTAAAAGATTTATTACTTCTTACTTAGCAAATGGCCTTAACTTTAATCAAAAAGATATTGCAATAGGCATAGGCTCAACACCAGCAACCGTAAACGACACAGACTTGGAATTTGAATTTTATAGAACTGGAGTAAGTTTAGGAAGCATAGACATACAGACAAATACCTCTACTGGCCAAACAACTTATGCTGTAGTGTATAAGTCTACTTTACCAACAGATACAGAAGGCATTATTTCAGAAATTGGAATCTTTCCTACAGCCTTTGCTCAAAACACAGACTACTCTTCAAAATATATATCTTCATTTGAGAATGCATCTTCTTGGCTTGACAGTGCTGGTAACCCACCAACAACAGTTTCAATTCCAACTCCAAAAATAGGATCTTCATTTTTTACCGTATCTGCTGTTAGCGGTGGGTCTAAATCGTATAGCCTAGATACTATATTTGATATTTCTGGATACGGTGTAGATGACAGCATAAGTTTTGCATTTTACCAATCTGATTTAAACTTAGATTATGTTTACGCAAGATTTTATAGCTCCGCCTCTAATTACAAAGAGGTTAGATTTGCTGGAGCCACGTCTATTGGGCATAAGGTATTAACCACTAAGTTGTCAAATCTTTTTAACTCAGCATTTACTTCAGCTGGAACAACAGACTTTGCTAACATAATAAAGATTGAGGTTGGAGCAAAAGCCAAAACTTCTGTCTCTACGACAGTGCTTTTAGATGGACTAAGACTTAATGATGACGATAGATATAATCCGCAGTATGGACTTATAAGCAGATCAGTTCTTTCTAGCCCAATAGTAAAGGTTTTGGGAGTAGAGATGGACATAGAATATAAAATCAATTTAGGGTTTCTATAATGTCATTCAGATGGATTCAGGCTCATGATGGCGGCGGAGAGACTATACCAGCAGACCAAGAGAGATCAGATGCGGATGCAGCAGCAAATGCAAATAAAAAAACTCCAGGCTCATTCACAGTACAAAAATCAGGATTCAATGTTGTCCAAGGTGCGGTCTATAAGATGGCCTTTGCGTACTTGTATGAAGATCCAGATAACACTTCAGAGACAATAGTTGGACCAAGTTCTCCAAACTTTACTTTTACTTTGGCGACACCTGATTTAACTAGACCAGTCACAAATTTAGTTGTAACACCTGGACTATTATCTTATGGAGTTAAGTGGGATCTAATTGATAAATCATTACCTGAAAATAAATGGCTAATTGATATACAAATATACGAAAGCTTAACTGGAGCATTTGCAGGAGAAGAATATTTAGTTTGGAATGGAAATGGTAACTCTGCAACAATATTAGTATCTGATACAAATAATAGATGGATACGTGTAGATACTAGAGATCAAGACTATCGAAAAAAAAGCGTTATCTCTGGTCCATTTAAAGCAACTGACCCAATTGTAGTAGATGTAACTGGTCCAGGAAACGTTGATTCTGTAAACACATCTGGCGGACTAGACACCACAGGAATTGTAGGATTTAACGGATACGCAAACATATCATGGCCAGCAGTTACTGGAGGTGGAATCCGTGGATATAGAATAAGATTTAGGCCAATAACTACTCCAGAGTCAAGCTACTCATATGCGGACTCTCCTGGAACTGGAACTTCATACAGGCTTGCGGGATTAGGTGCAGGTTTGGTTTATGAAATAGCAGTTGCAACATATGATGAATACAACAACACATCGTCTAGCTATGTTGCTGGAACAAATGTTACTGTTGGTGGAACCCCTTATATTGCAAGCACAGTAGATGTCAGTGGATTTTTTAGAGCAAAAGCAAATGCTGGCGATGCAGATTCAACTGCCTTTAAATTTGGATATGGAATAGAAACTGGCAAACGAGGACTATTATTTAATGCAAGTAACTACTGGCACATAGACTCTAACCAATCTGCTTTATTTAAAGTTGGTGGACCAACTTCAAATTATCTTTTGTGGGACGGGGCTAAGCTAACTATAGATGGAGATATTAATGCAAAAGGCGGAACATTTAGCGGAAACATATTTATGTCTAATCCAAGTGGAGGGAAAGGCTCAGCAATATATAGCGGAACAATTGATACAGCCACTGGTAATCTAACTGGCAACGGATTTGCACTAAACTCAACTGGTCTTAAAGTTGCAAATGGCACCAACTCAGTGACTTTGTCTGCAGCAAACGGAACAATTACAGCAAATGCAGGAAGCATAGGTAGCTGGAATATAACAAATACAACCTTATCTAAAAATAACATAATACTAGATAGTGCTGGACAAATTCAAGTTGGATCAACAGCAGCTCAAAGTGTTTATCTGAAATCTTCTGGAAGTTTTGTTATGTGGGCAGGAAACAACACTCCAGATGCAAATGCTAAGTTTAGAGTAGGAGTAGATGGAACGCTATATGCAGCTGGTGCTGTGCTTGGATCGAATACAACTGTAGACGGATATGCAACCACCGCAACAACAACTGGAATAAATACAAGGCTTACTACAGCAGAAGGCACTGTTTCAACATTGAACACAAGCGTCACAACATTATCTAATAGCGTTGGAACTATATCTACTGGTTTAGCTACAAAGAACACAACTTTTGTTGGAACTACCGCACCTACTGCTAATAGAGTTGGAGACATATGGATAGATACATCTACAGCAAGCGGAAATGAATTAAAAACATGGACAGGATCCTCTTGGACATCTAGAAGAGATACGACATTTGCAAAAACAACTGATCTGGGAACTAAATTAAATGCATCTTCATTGATAGTTCAAAACGCAGTAGATAATAAAATTACAGCAAACGCAACTGGACTTGAAATATTTAGTGGTTCCGCAAATAGCGGATTAAAATTTACTGGCACTGGACTTTTTGGATACAAGAACAGCGTACCAACATTCTCAATTTTATCAGATGGAACCGCGACATTTGCTGGAACGCTTAGTGCAGCAACAGGATCATTTACTGGAGCAGTAACTGCAACGTCTGGAGTTATTGGTGGCTTTACACTAACAGGTGGTACAGATTTTACTGCAAAGCTAGACGTAAACCCAAGACTTATTTTTGGTAACAAGGTTTTGATTGGATCAATTGATCTTGGAGGAACTAGCGGGGACTACGGAATGAGAATTGGAAACCCATACGGGTCAGCCAATGCATCATTTAGAGTTAACACTAAGGATGACGTAAACAGAATTGCTGTAGATACAAGCAGAAATTTAGTATATGCTGCAGAAATTACTAACGATTTAAGAGCAAGAGATGTTAGATGGATTAGAAACGGAACTATTGACAGCTCATCAAGAAGATTCAAAGAAAACATAGCATATACACCAAAGAGATACTATGATAGAGTGCTAGATATTTCTCCAGCATTTTATAACTATAAAACTGATTCTGATGAAGTTGATGACCTTATTAAGGGAACACAGATGTTTGGTTTTATTGTGGAGGACCTAGAAGATGCTGGACTTGGATATTTTGTTCAAAGAAATTTAAATGGCCAACCCACATCCTTAAAAGATCCGTGGTTTATATCAGCTTTATTAATACCGTTAGTTAAAGAAATGAAGCAAGAAATAGTGTCTCTTCAGTCTAAAGTTCTTGAATTGGAGTCAAGATGATTAAGTTTTTTTGCGTAATCTGTATAGATGATAAAGAAATGTATGCAGAAAGAATTGATGCCAATAATGCTTATGGCACATGTCCAGATTGCGGTGCTAGCCTAATTGAAAGCTTTACAAGACACCCTGGAGTAACAATGGAAGACATGACAACCGAGTCATATATACAGCTTCACGGGCTAGACACAAATACACCATAATGGTATACTGTAAATCTATCAAGGAGATATAATGGATAAAGCAGAATTGGTAATAGCAGCACTACAGCAAAGAATTGGGGACCTAGTCTCACAATATGAGACGCATATTGCAATTCTTCGTGCAGAAATAACACAGCTTCAAAAAGAACAAATGACTGAGGAGTCAGAGGAGAAGTAAAATGGCAGAAAAATTAAAAAATATGAATGTTAACCCTGGTGATCCAATTACATCAGAGTTACTTCAAGCTATGGCCGAAAACATTAATCTAATTAATGCTATGGCAGGTAGCACTACTGGAACCCCTGGAGCCCCTGGAGCCCCTGGAGCAAGCCAAGTAATTGATTCTGGTAGACCCTCAGTTCCTTGTAATACAGCAGGCACTGGAGAACTCACAATTCCTTTTAAAAAGACTTTTTCTGCAAGACCTAACATAACATGTACAGTGTGGCAGCCAAGCGGGGAAAACTTTTTAACACATAAATATATGCCAGTTGTAACATCAGCAAGCGCAACAGAGTTTACTGTAAGAATGATGCCAGTAGGCGCAACAAGAAATGGAAAAGTTTATGTTCAATGGATTGCCGTAGATGCACCACAAACTCAAGGCTATCAAAGATCTGGTGGTGGCGGTAACCCATCACTCATAGAATAAGTATTGACAATATAACACATAATGCTACAATTTGATGTAGCGCTAAGGCCATGAATATTCATGGCCTACTAACATTAGGGTAAATAATGACAAACGATTTAAAGTGGATGCTATCTTCGGACCAGCAATTCCCTTATCAAGATGACAAGATGATCGAGCTTTGGTTTAAGGTAATGAAATGGTTTAAGCCAGATGTCGTTGACTACCTTGGTGATACAGATGATCAAGCATGTTATAGCAAGTATACAGAAGGCCGCTCAGCAGAGTTTATGCAACTTCACAAGAATGATAGTAGAGATTTAATCGTGCCGATGATGAGACATGAGGCAAAAGGCGCTAGAGATTTTTATGCTAAGACAAGAGAGATGCTTCCTAACGCCCAGCTATTTTCTGCTTTAGGCAATCACGATATACGTATCTTTAATTATGTTGATGCTAAGCTTCCAGATTATATTAATGAAGTAACTCCAGAGGCTCTGTGGTCTCTAGACTCACTTGGATATGAATATATTTATTATGACGAGCTTCCTAAACGCCGCTTCGGAGATATTCACGTTCATCATGGTCTTTCAATTGCAGCAACTGGATCCGCTAGAAAAGACATGGAAGATATGCAGGTATCTTTGATTCGTGGGCACTCTCATAGAATTGCTTCCCATATGGTAACTTATGAGCTTAGAAATAATGGAGAGGGAGAAACTCTTCGTGGATATGAAATTGGTCACATGTGTGATGAAAAGGGTCCAGGAATGAAGTACACTCAACATCACGATTGGCAAAAAGGATTTGCCATCGCACATATTGTTAATGATTATCCTCATATTCAAATGATACATGTTTCACCAGATTACTCATGCGTTGTGGATGGAAAGTTATTTCAAGTATGATAACATGTAATAAATGTAACGGAAGAGTATTTATAGATAGAGTTTTTTCTCAGAAGCTACATATGGAATTGTTTTGCATCATGTGCGGCAAGCGCTGGATGATGAATAAAAATACAAACAAGTTGGGCAAATGGCTGGAAAAGATAGAGGAAGATCAATTAAAGCGATACGGTATTTCTTCTTAAACGGGAAAATACATAAGGTCATTAGCTCATCAAGAGCCAAAGACCAAGTAATTGCTTGGTGCTATCCAGATGCAAAACGGGTTCTGTATCCTTACTCAGAAGTCAATAAGCATATGGGCAACGCATACAGCGTTGTACAAGTTGCAGAGATGTTGAATAAGCACAGAGTGACAATACAGGATTATATATTAGAGGAAAAGATTAAGACACCTCAAAAAATATATCCAATAGGAAGCCTTTCTAAAGAAGGCTGGTCTAAGTATATGTTTAGCGAAGAAGATATATTAGATTTACATCAATATATTTTAGACTCTGGTCATTCTAATAATATGCCATCAAAGGCAGAATTATTGGCTCTTCTCAAACACAGCTTTGTATTGTATACTAAGACAGATAGCGGGTTCGTACCAGTTTGGAAGGCGGATTAATGGCAAGCAACAGAACTATTTTTTGTCCTATATGTAAAAAAGACATAGAGGTAAGATCTGGTTTTGCACACTTTACATTGAATAGACATATTAAGGAGCACAACAAATGACAACAAGGGTCAAGGTGGATCTTTCTTTTACCAGAAATCTAGGTAACTACGAGAGCATTAAAATTGGCGTAGGGGTTGAAGATGATGTTAGGCAGGGAGAGACAGTCGATGCTGCCACAGAAAGAGTTTACGCATTTGTTGAGGGAAAGTTAATTCAAAAAACTGCTGAGGTAGAAGAAGAGCTTAAGAATGGCAAATAATAAAGAGCCATATGTTTTGATGAGTCTTTACCAAAACCTTTACACTGAAAAGTATAAGAAGCCTGCAACCATAAATAAGTTTAGAGAAAAGTGGGCCATGCAAGATGTCATAGATAGCGTTGGAATGGATAAGGCAATTGATCTAATGAACTATTATTTTTCTTTAGAAAAGTTTGGTCACCCATTGCAGTTCTTCTATTATAACTTTGACAAAATGGAACAAACCAGAATTGAATTGCAAAAAGATATCGAGACACGTCGTTTATTGAGAGAGAATACCAAGAAGATGGTGGAGGAAGGCGGACTATGAATACCGAAGCAACATTAATTTCTGCTATCTGTAAGAATAAAGACATCAGCGTTGTTATGGCTGAAAATGTAGATGAGCTATTTACTTCACACGGAGATGTTTGGGAAGGCTTAAAGTCATATTACAGCAAATTTAAGGGTATTCCAGAAGTAGGAATACTGCAAGAGAAGTTCAAAGACTTCGAGCCAGACCTAAATGTAACAGCTGAGACTGCCTACTATTTAGATAATCTTAAGAATGAATTTTTATCTAGCAAGCTAAAGAGCATTTTAATTCGTGGTGGATCAATGCTAAAAGAAGATGTTGCTTCCAGAGTTATTAACGAATTGCAGTCACAGCTTGCTAGCTTAAATAAATATACTAATAATGTCCGTGACTTAGATGTGACAGATGCTGATAACGCAATTAAGCATTTAGAGGCCCTGAAGGTCCGTACAGCCGAGATGGGGGGATCTCCAGGGATTAAGACTGGCTTTCAGTCAATCGACCTTGCATACCCCACTGGAATGGCTCCAGGGCACCTTATAGTCGCTATTGGCTGGCCAGGAAAGGGTAAGACATGGTTCACCTCTTACCTAGCCTGTAAGGCCTGGGAGCAGGGATTTAAGCCCATGATTGTCTCTCTTGAAATGACACCAGAAAATATGCGTGACAGAATTTATACTATGCTTGGGTCTGGTTTATTTAAAGCCAGTGACTTTGCAAAGGGAGATATTAACATTGATGATTTCAGAAGTTGGTCTGGCAAAAAGTTTGCGGACAAGAACAAGTTTATTCTAGTTTCTAATGAAGGCTCTGGTAATGTAACTCCCAATGCTATTCAGGCAAAGATTGATCAGCATAAGCCAGACATTGTTATCTTAGATTATCACCAGTTGTTTACAGACAATAATAATTCAAAAGCTCCTACTGAGCGTAATATGAATATCTCTCGTGAGTTTAAAAACTTGGCGGTCAGAAATAATATTCCTATTATTGATATTACTGCTGCAACTGCAGATGATATTACAGATCAGGATAATCCGCCAATGATGAGTCAAGTGGCATGGTCAAAAGCAATTGAATACGATGCTGATATGGCTATGGCTATTCATAAGTACAAGGGCACGGATATGATCGAGGTTGTATCTAGAAAGAATAGACACGGCCACGACTTTGGAGTATTCTTAGACTGGGATATCAATAGAGGTATCGTTAAGGAGATTTACGAAAACCCGTTTGAAAATGACGCACAAAAGAATTAAAAGATTTCAGATTGAAGTTGAGTTTTATGACAACGCACAGCTCATAAGTCTAAAACCACAATATGAAAATCTTCTTATACAGGACATGCGTGGCAAAGGTTACGTAAGAGTTTTAGATATAGACCCAGCATTTTCAATTGAATTTACTGGTGAAACATGGAAGTTCCTAATGACACTCCATGGCGTATATGTAGGAAAGAGGAAGGCATGGCAATCAGAGGGTATAACTCAAAGCAAATTGATACCACGGAATATGCCCCAAGTCATATCAAATCAATCCTAAAAGAAATTGGATTGAACATTGTTGGTGAGACAGGTAATGACTTCCTATGCTACTGCCCATTTCATTCCAACAGACATACATCTAGCTTTAGCGTAAGTCAAACATCTGGTGCATTTATTTGCTTTAATCCAGCATGCGGAGAAACTGGAACACTAATTGAATTAATTAAGAGAACCATGCACAAGAATGATTTTCAATCACTAAGGTTAATTGCAAATAAAGAAACAGAAGCACTTAATAATTTTGACGAGATGATGGAAGATATACTTTCTGACAAGCCAGTGTTTCAAGAATTTTCTCAAGAGACACTAGATAGACTTCACTCAGATCTCGGATCCAGTGCTATTGCTAGAAGCTACCTTGAGTCTAGAGGAATTAACATAGACTCTATGAAACATTTTAATCTTGGATATTCTTCATCAATGAATATGGTAGTCACTCCTGTTCATAGCCCAGATGCAATCCCTATTGGTATAGTTGGAAGATCTATTGAGGGAAAGACTTTTAAAAATAGTACCAACTTGCCAAAGAGCAAAACACTTTTTAATATTCATAGGGCTAAAAAAATTGGCCAGCAGGTAATAGTATGTGAATCTAATTTTGATGCAATAAGAATTCATCAGGCTGGATTTCCTAACGTTGTTGCTACGCTAGGAGGATTTCTCTCAAATGAACAGCAGTCTTTATTGAATAGATACTTTAACAAGATAATTATAATGACAGATGCAGATGAGGCTGGAAGAGAACTAGGCAGGTCTATATCATCTAAGTTACGGAATAAAGATATTTCTTGGGCCTCATTTGGGTATAAAGAAATTTATCCAAATAAAGCCAAAGATGCTGGTGATTTAACTGAAGAAGAAATAAAAGCATGCGTAAAAAATTCAGTATCAGATATTGAATATCGTTCTTGGATATGATATACTAAACAGACAGATGGATCTATACCATCAACTATAAGAAAAGAGGATACAGGTGGGTATTGTAAAAGGACTAAAAGGATTAAATCAAGTAATGGATAAGCCTTCGTATAGCGAAAGCGATGGAACAAAAGCACGTTGGGCAAAGCTAGAAGATGCAGAGAGCGTAAAGGTTCGTTTCTTGCAAGAGCTTGACCCAGACTCACCTACATATGACGAGTCAAAAGGTTTGGGATTTATTGCCGTAGAGCACACTAACCCTAAAGATTACAAGCGCAAGGCACTTTGCTCAATGGAAGATCAAGGCAAATGCTACGGTTGCGAACAACACCGCAAAGATTATAAGGCGGGCTGGAAGGGTCGTTCAAGACTTTACATGAATGTCTTAATTGATGACGGGAAAGAAGAGCCTTACGTAGCTATTCTTTCTCAGGGTTCAAGTGGAAAGACTATTACTCCAACCCTAATTGAGTATGCTGGAGAAATGGGCTCAATTACAAATCTTATGTGGCGCATTAAGCGTACTGGAACTAAGACAGACACAAGCTACACAATCATTCCTTTAGCTAAGGATGAAACACCATTCGACTCATCAGCACTTGAGTTGTACGATTTAGAAACAACTGCAATCCGTGACCTGCCATACACAGAGCAAGAAGCGTTCTTTAACGGAGAAGGCGGAAGTCAAGAGTCTTCGTCTTCTTCAGACTCAGACAGCAGCCTAGTCTGGTAACTATTTATTGTCAGGGGCAGTCTATTGACTGCCCCTGCATTATTTAGTAAAATAGCAATATGATTTCTTACGAAATACCAGACCCGTTTGAAACTTTTGTATATAACAAGTACAAAAATTATGTAGGCGCTGTCTACGATTTCTTTGCTAAAGAATGGCATATGAAATGTGGTTGTTGCAAAGAAGATCTTTACGCACCAAATAAAAAAACATTGACAAAGATTAGACTTTATCATACTAGAAATGAATGTTGTGGCGGATACTAATGAGTTTTACACACCTACATGTTCACTCCTATTATTCATTAATGGATGGACTAAATTCACCTAAAGAATTATGTCAAGCAGCGTTAGATGCTGGGCAGACTGCGATTGCAATCACAGACCATGGTACTCTCTCGTCACACAGAGATATGCAGATTGCCGCAAAGGAAATTGGCATTAAGCCGATTCTTGGTGTTGAGGCGTACATTTCTCCAACCGATAGGTTTGATAGATCTTCAAAAACAGATAAATCTATCCAAGCCTATAACCATATTATTTTGCTAGCGAAAAATAAAAAGGGGTTGGAGAATATTAATATTCTTCAGGAGCTTGCTTGGAATGAGGGATTTTATCACAAGCCACGTATCGACAGAGAGGTTTTAAAAGAATATGCTGAAGGTGTTATCGTTTTGTCTGGATGCCTCAACGGCCTTATTAGCAAAGCTATTGAGCGTGGAGAATTCTCAGAAGCAAAACTTGTACTCAAAGATTTTAAACAAACTTTTAATGAAGATTTTTATATTGAGGTTCAATCTCACAACCCGCCAGAAATAAACGCCAAGCTCTTAGAGTTGGCAGATGAATTAAAAATTAAGGCGGTGGCAACAGGAGATGCCCACTTTGCTAAAGAAGAAGATAGGGTGTTAGAAGAAGCGCTACTTATCCTTTCTACATCTCCAAAGATTGATAAGGAATCAGACTTTGAAATGTCTCGTAACATTAAAGACATGATGGAAAGATTTAATTATCTATATCCAGACCGCAGAATTTCTTTTCAGGATTACAACCTTTTCATTCAGTCTAGAGAAGAGATTGAAGCAGACTTTAATGCTGCTGGAATTTCTCGCACAGACATATATGAAAACACAATGGAGATTGCAGATAAGATTGAAGACTACGACTTCCATCAAGGACTTGATCTGCTTCCAGTTCCAAAAACAGATGCAGACGACAAGCTTCGTGAGATGGCATATTCTGGAATAGATAAGCTTGGATTCTCAAATAATCAGGCATATATCGATAGAGTAGAAGAAGAGCTTTCGGTTATTGCATCTAAGAGTTTTGCATCGTATTTTTTAGTGATTGCAGACATGATTGATTGGGCTAAAACAAACGATATCCGTGTGGGTCCAGGCCGTGGCTCTGCCGCAGGATCTTTAGTTTGTTACGCATTAGGAATAACTGATGTAGATCCAATTAAATATGACCTTTTGTTTTTTAGATTTATTAATCCAGAGCGTAATGACTTTCCAGATATCGATACAGACTTTGAAGATCGTCGTCGTAAAGAGGTAAAGGAATACCTTAAGAAAAAATTTAAACACGTTGCTTCTATTTCAACTTACACTTATTTTAAAGATAAAGGTGTAATCCGAGATGCAGCACGAATTTTTATGGTTCCACTGCAAGAAGTTAATCGTGCAATGAAATCAATTGACACCTTTGAAGACTTTGTTTCTTCACCAAACACAAAAGAGTTTAGAGCCAAGTACCCAGAAGTTGTTTGGCTTGCAGATAGATTGCGTGGAAGAATTAGATCTGTTGGAGTGCATGCAGCTGGAGTTGTTGTAGCTAAAGATGACCTTAGAAAGTTTGCTCCCGTTGAATCAAGAGAAGATGCACAGGATAAAGTTTCAGGAAGAATTCCTGTAGTTGCCTATGATATGGATACTGTTGCGGATATTGGTCTCATCAAGCTAGATGCGTTGGGACTAAAAACTCTATCCGTTATTTCAGATACACTTAAATCAATAAAATCTAGAACTGGCAAGGATATAGTGCTGTCTGATTTAACTCTTGATGATCCAGAAGTTTACAAGATGCTTAGCGAAGGCTTTACTAAGGGAGTATTCCAAGCTGAAGCAACACCATACACTAACCTTCTTATTAAGATGGGAACAGACAAGTTTGAAGATCTAGTTGCATCTAATGCACTAGTAAGGCCAGGTGCCATGAATACCGTAGGGGCTGCCTATATCAAGCGTAAGCAAGGCAATGAAGCTGTAGATTATATGCACACAATCATGAAGCCATTTACCGAGAACACTTATGGTGTTATTATATATCAAGAGCAAGTTATGCAGGCATGCGTACACTTGGGTGGAATGACTTGGGCAGAGGCTGATAAGGTCCGCAAGATTATTGGAAAGAAAAAAGATGCAAAAGAATTTGACCAGTTCAAAGATAGGTTTGTTACTGGGGCTTCAGAACACATTACTAAGAAAAAAGCAGAAGCGCTATGGCACGATTTTGAAGCGCATGCTGGTTATTCTTTTAACCGTTCCCATGCTGTTGCTTACTCTATGCTTAGTTATTATACTGCTTGGCTTAAGTTTTATTACCCACTTGAGTTTATGTTTTCGATTCTTAAAAACGAAAACGATAAAGATGCTAGGACGGAATATTTAATTGAGTCGAAGAGACTTGGATTAAAAGTTTTATTGCCGCACATCAATGAATCAGAGCTTTATTTTTCTCTTCAAGACAACGCTATACGCTTTGGGCTTTCTGAAGTTAAATTTATATCAGATAATATTTCAAATAAGATTATTGATCATAGGCCTTATAAGAGCTATGAACACTTTATTTCAATTGCTTCTGCTAAAGGCAGTGGTATAAATAGCAGAGCAATAAGTTCACTAAATGCAATTGGAGCAGCAGCATTTAAAGATAACTTAAGAAACGGAAATGAAAAAGATAACTACTATGAGTATCTGGGCATACCTACATTTAACTTAGAGGGGATCCCACCAAGAGTAAAGGCTCAGGCTAGGCCGATTGAAGAGTTTGACGACCTTGGTTCATTTGTTATGTTTGGAATGGTAAAGGGTATCAAGCGTGGTACTGGATGGGCACGAGTAGAGATTGTCGATGAGACTGGATCTATTGGTCTATTTCACAATGAACAAACTCAAATTGAAGTTGGCCAGATGTATTTTATTTTAGTTGGAGATAATAGAATTGCTAGATACATTAAGGTGTCAGAAATTGACCCGTCGTCTAACGATATGTTTGTAGACTATTTATATAGAAAAGAATATGACCTAGAAGAAGATGAATATATTGTAGTTAATTTTACCCCATACACAACAAAGGCTGGGAAAACAATGAGCCACATAGTTCTTTCTGACAGGAACAAAGTTTTAACTAGAGCAATTGCATTTCCAACAATGTACAAGATGACTTTAGCAAAAATGCGTGAGGGTATGAAATGTAAGGTGGTTCTATCAAAACTAGATGATGGAACATTAAACGTAAAGGAAATAAAATGACAGAAGCAAAAATTGAAGATGTATTTGCACAGCTAAATGTTTCAAGAATTTTAGTTGCTGCCCTAGAAACATTAGGGGAGATATCTATACCAATAATGACAGTAGTAAACGCAGAAAATGAAGACAAAGAATTGCAAGTTGATTATGACGAAACAAGTCAATCATTCACATTTAAGTTAAAAATAAAAGATTAAAAGGATTCACAAAGCTTTATTTTAATGCTATACTATTAGAGAGAAGAAAGATTAAATATGACTATTTCATTAGAAGATATAATGGCAAAGCTAGACCCAAAGACCCGTGCAAGAGTTCAATCGGCTCAAAATGTAAAAGTACACAAGCAATTGACACCAAGCATCGGTCTAAACGTAGCACTAAAAGGTGGTCTTGGGTACGGTAGACAGGTCCTTGTATGGGGAAACAAGTCTGCTGGTAAATCTTCATTCTGTCTACAAATGATAGCATTGGCTCAACAAGAAGGAAAGACGTGTGCCTGGATTGATGCAGAAGCATCTTATGATCAGAAGTGGGCAGAGCAGCTTGGAGTAGATTCATCTTCTCTTATTTATTCTCAGGCTAAGACTGTTAATGATATGGTAGACGTTGGCGTTAAATTAATGGAAGCAGGAGTGGATGTTATTGTTGTAGATTCTATCTCAGCCTTACTTCCTGGAATATATTTTGAAAAAGACGGAAATGAAATGAAAGATTTGCAAGACACTAAGCAAATCGGTGCAGAAGCAAAGGATATGACTCATGCAGTCAAAATGTTAAACTATGCAAACAAAAATACATTACTGGTTCTCATCTCACAGCAAAGAAATCAATTTGGATCTATGCATGCCTCCCACATTCCGACAGGAGGAATGGCAGTTAAGTTCTTCTCTTCCACAGTCATTAAGTTATGGTCTTCGGAAGCTGAAGCTAATGCTATTAAAGCTGGTGTTGCGGTTGGTGACAAAATCATTGAACAAAGAGTTGGCAGGCCAGTCAATTGGATTATTGATTACAACAAGCTCGGCCCCCCTAATCTTTCAGGACAATACGACTTCTATTACCAAGGAGAGAACCTAGGCGTTGATCGCATAGGAGAAACTTTAGATGTTGCAGAGATGTATGGCCTAATAGAAAAGGGCGGAGCATGGTATACAATTAATGGTGAGAGATTCCAGGGTAGAGCAAAAGCAGTTGCATACCTTAGAGAAAATCCAGAAGTATCTGGAAAGCTTATTCAGGAAATAAATGCCAAATCTTAATGAATTTTTTAATAAGCCAGAGCAGCCTAAAAAAAATAATTTAGAGGTAATAGTTGGCTCTAAGCCATGTTTCAAATGCGATAAAAATTCTGAAGAGTCGTTTTGGGATTCAGAGTCTATGGTGCTTGCTTGGGAGTGTCCAGATGGACACCTTAACGAAGTAAAGGTTGGTTAAAATGAATTTAGAATTTCAAGATGTAAAAAAAATAATTGTGGCTCCACAAATTGTTATATATAAAAACATATTTAAACACAGCAAAGAAATAATAGATCTGCTTAAAGAAAACAGAGACCCTTCATTTTTTAATAACTGGAGAGATTGGTACGGCCAAGGTTACAGAAGAGATGCAGACTTCGCATTGTTGGAAAGCATAGACCCTGGAACAGATGTATTTCTTAACAAAGAAAAAGAGTACATCCTTGAGATTAACAGGTGCATGAAATTTATAAGAGAAGACTATTTAAGTGATTTCGATGAAAAAAATGGTATTTGGCCATCATTTATAAAAGACTGGGGCTTACTTAAAGATGTTAATAAAAAATACTGGATTGATTTTTTTAGATATGATGTAAAAGCTCAAGGCAAGGTTAATCCTTCTGGTCTGATAATGGAGTATCATGTAGATGAACTTCCAGTTCCTGGAGAAACCAAAATAAATAGGCACGTTGCAACAGTTAACTTTTATTTAAACGATGAATATGATGGCGGAGAGATATGTGTTTACGATTCAATTTCAAACAATACATATATGTATAAGCCAATGCCTGGCGACGCAGTAATTATGCCTTCAACTGAGCCATTTTATCATGGGGTAAAGCCATTTAGTAAATCGGATAGATACTTCCTAAGAGCATTTATTGACTCTGAGGTTTCTGGTGAAGTTGAATGGACAAAAAAGTATGAGTTGTCGGACCACCTTCTTAATGTTACTACAGAAGAATCTTATGTTGAAAAAGACTTGCAGACTATAAAGCTTTCTATACCATCTAATGTAATAGAAGTAAAGGAATAATATGTCAGAAAGATCTGAAGTAAAAAGAGATGGAGCAAAGGCTCAAAAGAACAGTGGAAGAGGGGACTATCAGAAAGGTGATGCTCAATGGAAGCAATTCCTTGTTGATTATAAAGAGGCTGGCTCTACATTTACTTTAAACAAAGATGTTTGGGCAAAAATATGCACTGATACCTTTAAGGTAAATAGAGACATGCACCCAGCACTAAAAATAATTATAGGATCAGAAAGTAAAGTAAGGCTTGGTATAATAGAGTGGGCAGTTTTAGAAGAGCTCATTAGATTCTGGGAGGACAATAATGCATAACATAGATGCTTACATAGACAATCCATTAAAGCCAACGGCAAAAATAAGACCACTTCCAATCAAAAGAGATTGGATGCATTCTTATACATATAACTGCCACCCAATCGGCATGGCAAATACTTTAGGGTATGGAATATATTTTGATCACGACATATCTTTTATTTGGGATGGATCAAGAGAAGATGGGGCAAGAGGGATTATAGGTGAAGAAAGCATATGGGTTGGCAGAGGAGAGGGCACAGTAAGCTTTGTAACAAATCTTATTTTAAAAACAGATGAGAACACAAGCATAGTAACAATGACTGTGCCAAATGAAAAAATAGAAGGTGCAGAGGTTCTAAGCACAATACTTTCTACCTCTGTATTTACTGGAACATTTTCTGTTGTTTGGAAGCTTGACACGCCAGATAAAGAATATTTTGTGCCAGCTGGAACAAATATAGCTTGCATACTCCCGATATCACTTGCATCTATACAGGATTCTGTCATTAATATTAAAAATGTAGTTTGGCCATTTGAGAGTATTCAAGATAGCACAGAGTACATGGAATACCTAAAGGATTTAAACTCTCAAGGAATAAGACCCAGAATGTATAAAAAAGCAATAAACCATAGGGGCGAGAGCATTGGCAAGCACGAAGTAGATAGCATAAATTTACACGTAAAGTATGAGAACGAGTAATATCAGCACTGGGCTGGGTTTTAATAATAAAGAATGGTTGGATAAAGTGGAAGATAAAAATACGTTGCAGCTTATAAGTGATATAACTGAGTTTAATGACTTGCATGATTTTATGCAAGATGATCATCTAGATAAAGCCCTTGCTATAGTAGTAAAGCTATTGATGAATCCAGATGTACCATCTGCAAAAGCACCACATTTAATTATGGAGCTGCAAGCAATGTCAACTAAATTTGCTGTGCTTGCTTCCGTTTATTCAACTATTGCTAAAGATAAAGCTGGCACAGCTAACAATAATAAAAAGAATATTTACTATTCATTAAAGGAGTCCATAGACAAACTTGTAGATGCACTTAAGTATGTCGTTAGGTACAATTCATAAATGGCTAGAGATATTGTAAAGAATTTAAAATTTAAAAAGCATATCGGCAACTTCTTTGACCCAGAAAAATTTGCACAACTTCTTGACGAGTCATACAGAAATACTAAACGTCCAGATGGGGATACCACAAAGAAATCTTTTAGTCCAAGCTCATTAGGATATGGCCATGGCACCTGTCCAAGATATTGGTACATGGCATTTACTGGTGCAGTTTTTATTGATGATAATGACGCAGTTGCTGTGGCCAACATGGCACAGGGAACGCAAGCACATGAAAGATTACAGAATTTAATTAAGACTATGCCTGAATGGCGGGCAGAAGAAGAAGAAATAATTAACGAGTATCCTCCGATCCGTGGATTTATAGACTTGATTATGGAGTATGATGGTGAGACCGTTATAGGTGAAATTAAAACAGCTAAACAAGAGGTGTGGGATACAAGACAAGCAGAGATGAAGTCTTCCCCCAACCATATGCTGCAGCTACTTACATATATGAAGCTGAAGAATGCCAAAGAAGGCTTCTTCTTGTATGAAAATAAGAATACCCAAGAGGTATTAATAATACCAATTTCTATGAACGATAAAAACAAAAAGATTATTGAGGATGCTTTTCAGTGGATGAGAGATGTCTGGGATAATTTCCAAAACGGATCTCTTCCTACTAGACCAGAAGGCGCAACTAAGTACAAGCTACCTTGCACATATTGTCCTGTTAAAAAGGAATGCTGGGCAAAGGGATCAGACCCTGGGGACATAACAATAGATCTAATGAAGGTAGTAAAGTAATGGTGTGTTTAAATTCAGAATGTAAAAAAGAATTTATTGCAAAAACTCATAACCAAAAATACTGTTCAGATGAATGCTGTAGAGTGTCAACTAATAAAAGAATAATGGAAAAGTATTACGAAAAAAAAGCAATTAAAAATGGTGCGCCCAGAAAATGCAAGGGCTGCAGTGGTTTTTTAAGTAGATACAATGACCAGCCTTACTGTGCCAAATGTATAAAGTCTAAGGACTCAAAGTTTAAAAAAGATTTGATGGGCATCATAGATGACATTGGCTAGCCTTGTAAAAACAAAAGCTAATAGGGTATTAGGCATAGATGCGTCTACAAACTCCGTAGCCTTCTGCCTAATGGAAAACGACATACCACTAAAGTGGGGAAAATTTAATATTGTTGGCAACGACATATATCAAAAGATATATGATGCCAAGGTAAAGACTTCAGCCATGCTTGATGAGCTCAAGGCAGACTATATCGTAGTAGAGGGTGCAGTTCTTGTTAGATCAGCGGATGCTGTTATTAAGCTTTCATATGTATATGGTGTTGTTATTGCAGAGCTAATGTCTACTGGTGCTGAAGTTATAACAATATCTCCAAGTGCCTGGCAGTCTTATATAGGAAATAAAAATCCTACAAAAGAAGAAAAGGCTGGGATAAGAATAAAAAATCCAGGCTACGCAGACTCTTGGTACAAGAATCAGCTAAGGAATATGAGAAAGCAAAGAACTGCAGACTACTTTAATAAAAAATATTCAATTTTATTAGATGATTTTGATGTTGCAGATGCATTTGGTATTGCACATTATTCAAATCAGGTGCTAACAAAAAGATGAAATTATACCAAAATAAAGACTGGCTATACAATAGATACGTTGTACAGAAAAAAACAATAGTCGAAATAGCCACAGAGTGCTCTGTGTCACACATGACTATACAGAGATATATAGATAAATTTAAACTAAAGATCAAACGCTAATTGACTTTTTAGTTGACTAGAAGTATAATTATTTTATGAGCGAAATAGAGCCAGCAGTACAATTCGACAAAATGAACAGAGTCGTTTCTGAGCTATTAAAGGGTAATTCTGCCACCCAAATAGCATCTATTACTGGGCTTACCCGTAAAGAAGTTCTTGAGCATATAGATGAGTGGAAGTCTATTGTCCATAATGATACAAATGTTAGGGACAGGGCCAGAGAGGCTTTGCTGGGAGCAGATCAACATTATGATATGTTAATTAAAGAAGCATGGAAAACGGTTGAGGATGCAGATACACAAGGGCAACTAAACGTTAAGTCTGGAACACTTAAGCTTATTGCAGACATAGAGACAAAAAGAATTGCTATGCTTCAGTCAGTCGGCGTACTTGAAAATAATGAAATGGCATCTCAGATATTGGAAACAGAAAGAAAGCAAGAGATGCTTGTTGGCATATTAAAAGAAGTTACTTCAAGCTGCAACCATTGTAAAATAGAAGTAGCAAAAAGGCTTTCTCAAATAACTGGTATTGTAGAGCCAATTATAATTTTAGAAAAAACTTCAGATGTTTGATAAGAGTGGCTTCGTGGAGTTATGTAAAGACTCATATGTTTTTCATGGTTTTGTATCTGATGATGACTGTAATCAAATAGTGTTAGAGTCAGAAAGTATATCAGAAGATAATTGGTGGACTAATAAAAATGAAACAATAACATTCTACGAAAGGTCTGTTGTTTGGCTAGAAAAAATTATTGAGGTAGACAACAGGGTAATCAGCTTGCTTGAAGATGGATACTACCTCGGCTCAGATCGTGGTGTATCTGTAATGAGAAAAGGATACAGAGGGGCCCCGCACTCCGATAACCATGACTCTTTGCCTGCAAGAGAAGCAAGCAAGATTGCAAAAGATCTAGAAGAATTTGATTTAGCTGAAGATACCGTTGCTGGTATTGTATTGTACTTTAATGATTTCGATGGCGCAGAGATTAGCTATATCAATCAAGGAGTATCCTACAGCCCAAAAAAAGGAGATTTGATTATACATAGCGCCGAAGATATATGCTTTCATGAAGTCAAAGAATTAAAAAGCGATATAAGATATTTTCATTCAAATAAAATTTTTAAAAAAATAAAAGTTCCAAAAGGGTTTAACTATGCCACTTGATTTTTCAGATTTTATAGAAATTTTAGATGGTGAAGAGTTTGAAGAGCGCCCAGTAGACCTACAGACATTTGTAACTAGCCCAGACTACCTAGGTCTTCCACCACTTTCAGAAAATCAATATACATTAATAGAGCGAAGCTCTCAGATTTACAAAGAGTCTACTCTAATAAAATTATATGGGGAAGAGCTCGGCAAGAAAATGTTTAAACAAACCTGTGTTGAAGTTATTGCACAGTTAGGCAAAGGGTCTGGTAAAGACTACTCATCAACTATTGCAGTTGCATATATAGTTTACTTACTTTTATGCTTAAAGGATCCAGCAGCTTATTATGGAAAGCCACCTAGAGATGCAATTGATATCCTAAACATTGCTATAAACTCACAGCAAGCAAATAATGTTTTCTTTAAAGGCTTTAAGATGAGAATTGAAGTTTCTCCGTGGTTTGCTGGCAAGTATACAGATAAAGCGTCAGAAATTAAATTTGATAAATCAATTACTGTACACTCTGGTCACTCCGAAAGAGAGGCATGGGAGGGGTACAATGTTCTTGTAGTAATACTTGATGAGATATCAGGCTTCGCAACAGAAAATACAAGCGGCCACGATCAGGCTAAAACAGCAGATGCTATATATGATATGTATCGTGCTTCAGTAGACTCACGCTTCCCAGACTTTGGAAAGGTTATCCTGCTGTCATTTCCAAGATTTAAAAACGATCCAATACAAAAGTTTTATCAATCAGTTATTGCAGAAAAAGAAACAATTATTAGAACAGAGATACTAAAGCTAGACCAGGATCTTCCAAACGGAACAGCAGGAAACGAATTTGAGGTTTCATGGGAAGAAGACCATATTGTTTCTTATGTTTACCCAAGAGTTTTTGCTTTAAAAAGGCCTACTTGGGAAGTAAATCCTACAAAAAAGATAACAGATTTTACTGTTGCTTTTCACAAAAATCCACAAGACGCACTAGGAAGATTTGCATGTATGCCAACTGACGCAGTTGACGCATTTTTCAAATCAAGAGACAAGATAGAGAAGGCGTTTAATAAAGCTCACCTAGCAGTAGATTCTTTTGGAAGATTAGAAGAATGGTTTAAGCCAGAAGAAGGAAAAGATTATTTTATACATGTGGATTTAGCTCAAAAGCATGACCACTGTGCAGTTGCCATGGGTCACGTAAATAAATGGGTTGATATAAAAGTAACAGATACCTACAACCAGCCAGCACCAATTGTAGAAATAGATGCGGTTAGATTTTGGACACCTACTCCAGATAAGTCTGTAGACTTTACAGAAGTAAAAGACTATATACTTTCTTTAAAAACTAGAGGATTCAATATAAAGGTTTGCACCTTTGATAGATGGAACTCTCATGATATGATGCAGCAGTTAAAAACATATGGAATTAATACAGAAATTCTTTCAGTTGCAAAAAAACATTATGATGATATGGCAATGGTTGTTCTAGAAGAAAGGCTATCTGGACCACATATACCGCTCTTAATTGATGAATTGCTTCAGCTAAGAATTATGAGAGATAAAGTTGACCACCCGAGAAAAGGATCCAAAGACTTAGCGGACGCTGTATGCGGAGCAGTTTATAACTCTATAAGCAGAAGCAGAATAAAAAGAGATGAAGAGATAAAAATACACGACTATGAATCAATGAGCTACGATAACGACTTTGCAAACGGCAACGATGGCGAAGTAGAGTATGTTCAGAATATGATTCGTGCACCTAGAATGCCTGAAAGTTTAGCTAGATCTATAGAAAGCATGGAGATAATATGAGCGAGTATCAAGAAAAAGCAAAAGAATGTAAATGCTGTACAAAGCATGTTCCCTTGCCCACAAAAATGAAAGAGTATAATAATATCATTATGTGTCCAACAACATACTATAATGTTATTGAGTACAAGAGGATATGGGATTCTTATGGCTCTAGGCCAGCTGGAAGTGTACGCAAACACTTCTCAGAATACGTTCAGAGTATAGTAGAGTCGTCTATTGACACCCAGAACTAATATAGTACAATTAAGCTTAGGTGCCAGTAGCTTAGTTGGTTAAAGCCCCGAACTCATAATTCGGTAATCGTAGGTTCAAGTCCTACCTGGCACACGATGCCTTTGTAGCTCAGGGGATAGAGCAGCAGGTTTCTACCCTGCGTGTCGGAGGTTCGATTCCTTCCAAGGGCACTTAATATAAGATAGCCTAATGTTATAGTATAATAGGACTATCCGTCCCTTAATTGGGTAGATGTAAAATTTTGTTTAATTATTTTAAGGGAGAAAAAATGAACCACGTTAAGTTGACAGAAGATATTTGGTATTATAAAAATGTAAATCCAAACATTAATGCTTTGTTAAAAAGGATACAAGGCCAGGCTAATTGGTTCGAATATACAAATGGCTTAAATCCAGATGGCACAGAAGGCCATAGTGGAATTAAAGGATCTGCTGTAATTGTTTGGCCAGATACAAATAATTATTCTGATTTGATGGATATATTTAAAAATGTATTTGAAGATTATGTTGGGAAAAATAAAGAAAGACTTTCTTTAAATATTGCATCACCAGTTGAAAATAATATAGATGTCAATGAAATGCCAGAACGTACTTGGATAGACCAAAAAAATATAGTTGTAAGAAAATACACAGAGGGCTCTTTCATGCTTCCGCATGGAGATGGCGGAGTTGGTATTGTTCCTTCTTTCACAGCACTTTTATGGTTCAATGAAGACTTTGAGGGCGGGGAATTAGAATTTCCTGATTTAGATTTAATTGTGAAACCAGAGGCAGGCTCAGTATTAGTATTCCCTAGCATGTCAGAGCATGGCGTTAAAACTCTTATCTCAGGGGAAAGATTTGTAACCTCTGCATATTTATATGAAAACCCTGCGGAGTAAATCATGTTTGAATATTATGTAAAAAAGGTTAGCAAAATTGTTGATGGAGACACTATAGATGTCGATATAGATCTTGGGTTTGATATTTCATTTAGTTCTAGAGTTCGATTGGCTGGTATTGATACGCCAGAAAGCAGAACATCAGATAAGCTTGAAAAATCATTAGGGCTTGAGTCTAAGGCATATTTAAAAAGCGCAATTGAAGCAGCAAAGACTGTTGTAATAAAAACAGAAAAGATGGACTCTTCAGAAAAATATGGTCGAATTTTAGGCTGGGTATTCCTAGATGGATCTGATGTGTCTATCAATCAAAAAATGATAGACGACGGATACGCTTGGGGCTATATGGGAGAAACAAAGGTAAAAGATTTTAGCGCTTTAGCAAAACAAAGGGCCAAATCAAAAAAATAGTTGCATAACTATCCAAGTAAATGGTATAATTATTTAGTCGCCTGCCAAATGGGGGCGACTAAATTACTTGCTTAAAAGGAGAATAAAATGGTAACACAATTTGCTATGGATCTATTTAAGGATCCATTTTTTATTGGCTTCAACAGAGAGTTGGAGCGTTTCAATAGTCTTAGTAAGGTAAATAATACTGCATTCCCGCCGTACGATTTGCTAAAGCTAGACGAAGACAACTATCAGTTAACGCTGGCAGTTGCTGGATTCACAAGAGAAGATTTAACTGTATCAATCGAAGACGGCAGTCTTTGGATTACAGGTGAAATTACAGAAGTAACAGACGCAGAAGTTGTCCATAAGGGAATTGCTGCACGTAAGTTCACACGAATATTTGAACTAAGTGAATACATGGAAGTTTCTAGTGTAGAGCTAAAGGATGGCATGTTAAATATTCGTGTTGTTCGAAACCTACCAAAAGAAAAACAACCAAAAATTCTAAAAATTAAATAATCAGGTGATCGCCTACACCTGAGCATGTGTTAAAACTGCTCACCAAACATTAAGGATAAAAATGATTATACAAGTTATAGGGCTACCAGGAGCTGGCAAGACTACATTTGCAAAAGAGCTGGCAGATAGAATAAACGCTGTTCATTTAAATGCAGACGCAGTAAGAGCAGAACTAAATAAAGATCTAGGGTTTAGCCCAGAAGACAGACTGGAACAGGCTCGCAGAATGGGAGCACTATCAAGGCTACTTTCAAATCAAGGTTATCATGTTGTTGTAGATTTTGTTAACCCAACAGCAGAAACAAGAGCATCTTTTGGAAACCCAGACAAAGTTGTTTGGATGAACAGAAAACCAGTCAGAGACTTCCCAGATACAACCGCAATGTGGGAAACACCAGCAAATCCAGATTTAATGTTTGATGACATGACAGAATATGATGTTGCAGCTAGAATAGCCTGTGTCGATTTTCAATTGCACGATTGGAGACAGCCAACTACATTGATGCTTGGTCGCTACCAGCCATGGCATGAAGGACATCATGCCCTGTATGAAGAGGCGGGAAATAGAACGTATCAAGTAATGCTAGGTGTTAGAAATACATATAAGACCAGCGAAAAAGATCCGCTTGATTTTAATCAGGTTAAAGAGTATATTGCTAAAGATCCAGTAATGGACAAAGCAATGGTTATCAAGATGCCTAATATTACTAACATTGTATATGGAAGAGATGTGGGATACAAGATTGAGCAAGTAAAGTTGGGAGATGAAATTGAAGCGATCTCGGCTACACAAAAACGTAAAGAGATGGGTATCTAAAGTTTGGAGCTTCATAGCTAAGCCAAACAACATTGAGTGGCCATCATGAATGTAACTAAACAAAGATCAGCATTAAAAGCAATTACATGGCGTGTCATAGGCACAGCAGACACATTTGTTATATCATGGGCCATAACCAAAGAGCCAGTTACAGCAGGTGCAATCGCAAGCTTTGAGGTATTTACAAAAACTATTCTTTATTATTTTCATGAGCGTGGGTGGAATAAAGTTAAGTGGGGTAGAAAGTAATGCCAGTATATGAATATAAATGTTCTTACGATGATGCACATGCAATACTTTCAGTAACCCGTTCAATTTCAGAAGATGATCCAGGATACACATGCGCTGAATGTGAGTCCATAATGACAAGACACTTCAGCTCTTTTGGCATACAATTTAAGGGAAACGGGTTTTATAAAACCGACAATCCTAAATAGTTAAAGTGGTATAATTACTATGTAACAAAATTTGTTATGTAGGAGTTATAATTGACTAGGACTAAAGCATGGAGATTATCATTAGCCACCATTTTAATGTTTGGATGGGTATTTCTTACTCCTGCCCACGGAGATGATCCACTTAGCCTAGCCGCTCAAGAAATAGAAGAGCTTAATAGTAAGGTATCTAATTTAGTTTATCAAGATGATTTTATAGATCTTATAGACATAGCAGAAAATAAATTTACATATGCCACAAATGCTTTGGAGCTTAGAGATGATTCCTATGATGCCCACGAAGATGCAGTAAATGCAGAATCCGCAGCACTGGAAGCTAAAAACCTTGCTCAGTCAAATGTAGATGGCCAGACAGTCACAGTAGCCTTGGCCCTTGAACATAAAGACAACGCTCTTGAAGAAAAGAATGATGCTCAAGATGCACTCAGCATAGCCAATATTAATGTTCAAACTACTCAATCAAGTATGCAGAGTGCTGGAGGAACAGGTTTGGCATACACTGTTTATACTCTTGTTAGGCAGGGCAATGTTGCTACCCCAGGATCTGTTCTTTGTTCTGGCACCTGGAACTCAAGCCATATGAGTCTTCCAGTGTGCGGAAATAGATATGAAAACCTTATAGTTAAATTTACTGGACAGATAACAGTCCCTTCATGGTTTACACAAACCTACTTTGCAGGATATACAGATGATGGTTTTAGAATGTATGTTGACGGGCAACTTGCTGTTGATAACTGGGTAGAGCAAGGGACAACTTGGAGCGATTACTCTCCCGTATATGATGTTAGTGAAGACAAAACTTTAGATGTAGAAATATGGTGGTATAACGGTGGAGGACCAGGTTCCTATCATCTTGGCTGGGCTATACCTGGTGGATGGACTGGAGCAGGATGTGATTATGCTGGAAATCCAAGAGTCTGGGGACAAAATTTTAGCTGTAATCTTAATACATTTTCTTCTGGATCAGTACCAACTCAAGCACAGATAAATGCTTACAATGATGCTGTTGCAGGACAAGCTATAGCACAAACAAACTATAATAATAAATTAGCAGTATATAATGACAAACTAAATGTTTATAATCAAGAAGTTCAAGCCTTGCAAAATCTCACATCAAGCCTTACAACAGCAAGCCAAAACCTAACAATTGCACAACAAAACCTAACATCTGCTTTAGAATTAAAAAATAATAGAATAAACACATATGATCAATCTATAATTGATTTAAATTCTGCTATTGAAGATGCATGGAACTATTATTTTGAACAATCTGAAAGAGAATTAAACGCCGCAATTGCACAAGCAGCAGCAAACGCTGCAGCAAATCAGCCAACACCAGAACCAACACCAGAGCCTACAGACGAGCCTACATCTGAACCAACAGATGAACCAACACCAGAGCCTACAGACGAGCCTACATCTGAACCAACAGATGAACCAACACCAGAGCCTACAGACGAGCCTACATCTGAACCCACATCTGAACCAACAGACGAGCCCACAGACGAGCCTACATCTGAACCAACAGATAAACCAACACCAGAGCCTACAGACGAGCCTACATCTGAACCAACAGATGAACCAACAGACGAGCCCACAGACAATGTTGAAATTAAAGATGAAGAATTAGCAGCGCTTATTCCTGAAAAGGGAACTGGAACATCAGAAGATCTTTCTGGGGTCATAGCTAATTTAACAAGTAAAGATAATAAATTAGTTATACTAAGTCCTGAACAAGTTTCTGCAATTAGCCAAACATTAACTGCTTTAACAAAAGAAGCAAAATCTGAGGTTGCAGAAAACCTTGGAATTAAATCTTCAGATGTATCAGCAATTGCTGAAGCAATGAAAAGCAATCCAGAATTGGCCACGGCATTTGTAGAATTTGAAGATAGAGCAGCGTCAGCAGGAGATGCGAATATGCCGTATACTTTAGCAGATGCAACAACAGAGGTTCAAACAGAAGCATTTTTGGCGGATCCAATAGGGGCTATATTGGATATAGATTTTGAAAAAATTTTAAAACCTTCAGAATGGGGTAAAGATATGACAGATGACCAAAGAGAAAAAGCGCAGGAAGTTGTAATACCAGTAATTATCGCATCAAATATTATTGCAGCTGCAATGACTAGGAGGATATAATGAAAATAATCAAGGCCCTATTTAAATATATATGGGAAGTAATCAAGGAAAGTATAGCCCAAATATTCACCCTATTAGGATTCTTTATTGCTTGGCTAACCCTAACTGGATCAGCTCAGCAGGTAGTTGGAGTCGCCACTTTGATTGCCACAGCAATATGGCTTCTAACCATACCACTACGAAAAGAGGACTAATAGTGTATAATTATACTATGAGGAAAATAGTTTCTATTGCTTTGGCTGGCCTATTAATGGTATCATTAACTGGATGTGATTCTTTAAACAGATATCGCTACCCATGCCAAGATCCTAAAAATTGGGAAATTGCAGAATGTAATCCTCCAGAATGTGAAGCTTCACAAACTTGTACAAAAGATGTAATAGAGATTACACCTACCACACCAGAACAGGAAATAACAAATGGCTAAACAAAAGCTAACGCCTGCAGATCTAGATGCTCGTTTAAAGTTTATTCTAGGAATAACACTTGGAAGCATTCTATTTATGACAGCGCTTGGAATCATATATGGATTGTTGTTCGTAACACAGCCTATTGGAGCTCAATCAGAAAATGACAAAATGTTCTTTAATGTTTTAGGTAGCATTGCAACATTTATTACAGGAACGCTTGCTGGAATTTTGATTGGTAACTCAGGCGCTAAAGACATTATGGCAGCACAGATAGCAAACAAAGAGGTAGACGCAAAGAATACGCAAGCGGATAAAAAATTAGAAGCAGAAATTGATGCAACAGCAGCTCGTTTGGCAGCAAAGCCAGATGGCGCAATGCCAGAAGAGCAACCAGTTGATCTAGATTGGGATAAAGACTAATGGCAGAACAAGGTACAGCAGCTCGTCTAATAGAAGTTGCTACAGCAGAGATAGGAACTATTGAAGGTCCTAAAGACAACGAAACTAAATACGGTGCTTTTATGAAAGCAAACTTCCAACCATGGTGCGGAAGTTTCGTAAACTGGTGCGGGTCAGAATCTGGCGTAAAGATTCCTAATACTGTTTACACACCAGGAGGTGCAGCAGCATTTAAGAAAGCTGGTGCTTGGATTGATGTAGATGTTGCAGATCCAGAGCCAGGAGATATAGCGTATTTTGATTTCCCTTCAGATGGCGTCGATAGAATTTCTCACGTAGGTATTGTTGTTAAAGACAATGAGGATGGAACTGTTTGGTGTATAGAAGGAAACACATCTTCAAAAAAGTCTGGAAGCCAAAGAAATGGCGGAGAAGTATGCAAGCAGCTTCGTGCATATAAGAAAAATAAAGCTGGAGTTCTAATATCTATTGTTGGATTTGGAAGACCAAAGTTTGGTGCTTCAGCCACTCCAGCAAAAAAAGCGTCGGCATCAAAAGATACTTCACAAAAGATACCCGCAAAAATAGACCCTAAAGTAAAAGAAGCGATAGACCTTTTGACTAAAAAAGGCTACAAGGTTTCTAAATAGGTGAATACCTACATCGTTAAAATAGAGGTATTGGCTAGCGTTGATGCCTTTTCAGAGGCAGATGCCAAAGATTATATTTCAGATATATTCAATGTAGACGATGAAATAAAAAGTGTAAAAATAATAAAAATAGCTAAAAGTAGTTGACATGTCCGAATTGTGCTAGTATAATAGTATTAGCACCATGCCCGTATGGCGGAATCGGCAGACGCAGCAGACTTAAAATTTGCCTCCAACACTGGAGTGTCGGTTCAAATCCGACTATGGGTACTGAACAGGAAGTATATTGCTAAACTTAACAGAGCTTGGGGTAGAAGTTCTAATCAAAAAAAATAAGCATAAAAACATATCTGCATTTTGGGACAACTATTCTTTAGTTGTTTGGCAAAAAGATAGTTCTGGTTTTACAAGCTCTAAAGGTATGTTTAAAAATAGCTGGGGAGTGGCAGAAAAATTTTCAGTCAATAAAGACGGAGTTTGGAAAGTGCCATTAAAATATGTCAAATTTTTTAAATAGTCTAGGTATAGACGAAGATAATTTTGAATGGAAAGACCTTGCTCTGTGCTTAGGCATGGATACTAATTTATTTTTTGAGTTGTATGAATCGGATGTAAACGTAGCAAAAAGTATAGATCAGGCATGCATTTCTTGTCCAGTAATAGCAATGTGTTATAGCTATGGAACTGAGTCAGACAACTACGGAGTTTGGGGAGGAGTTTATCTAAGTGCTGGAAGCCCAGATAAATCAAAAAATTCTCACAAAACGAAAGAAGTGGTAAGAACATTAAAGAAAAAACATGGTGTTTAAATGGCCAACTTTATAAATAAAGATAAAGATCATTTTAAATATGGTATTAATGAATGGACTGGAGAAGCAAATAAACCAGTTTTTTATACAAAGGAAATGGCACAAAAAGTGAGAGAGCTTAAAAGCCCTGCACACGACTTACAGATGGATATAATAAAGTATCCTGAATTTTTAGCAATAAGGTTATATGAAAACAATTTTTCACAGTACGATGGCAGTATGAGAATGAGAGTTATAGATTATATCGAAATGGTTAAAAGGATCCTAGAATCATATGGGGTACGAGTCGAGTTGGAGGGAAAGCCAGGTGGAAGAACGAGATGAACTTGCAACAAAAGTATTCATCATCCCAGAACAAAAGTATGGCGTAATAGTGTCTGAGGGTGCATTTATGTCTACAATAAGGTATCATGACGGCTTCGAGGAAGTCGTAGAGCCATTTGACAATAGCGATTTTATCATTTCAGATGAAATTATAATTAATAATTATGGAGAGAACTAATGGAAAAAGTTTTATGTTATTCTTGTAATAAGACTAAGGCTAGCCTTTCACTAAAAAGGTCTACCCTTTTACCAATAAATCTTTTGTTATGTGAAACATGTATTTTAAACAAGCTTGAGCCAAGATGGGTTGTTATCCTTACTGGAAGACAATACGGACACGACACAGTAAAAGACTATATTTCAAAGAAAAGATATCACGGAGAAGATATAAAGGCTTCTGAATTATTAGTATAATTACGGTATAATTATGTAATAATGTTTACTACTACTCAAATAATTATAACAATAATTGCCTCTGTTTCCAGCGGTTTAGTTGGTGTGCTCTTTAACTATAAAAAAGAAAAGAAAAAGGAGCAAATAAGACAGGCTGAAAAAATGCATGATGGACTTCTTTTAGAGCTAAAAGATCTTCAAATAAAGCTATATAAATTAGAAAAAGATTTAGATGAATGGAAGCAGAAATATTACGAAGCATTGCAAGAATTAATATCTGTTAAGGCTGACCTAGATAGATCATTATCAATGATAGACCACATGGATATGCATATTGATATGAATTTAGAGCACGAATAGACAAATAATTTTTAAAATAGTATACTGAAATCATGACATGTATAGTTGCTATAGCCCAAAATGGAAGCGTTTACATGGGTTCCGACCATGCAGCTTCAGACGATAAAACTGGATGGATCCTTGCAAGAAAAGAACCAAAATGTTTTAAAGTTGGTCAGTATGGAATTGCGTTTACAGATTCATTTAGAATGGGACAAATTCTGCAATACATGTGGACCCCACCAAAATATACGCCAACTAAAACAAACTCTGGTTTAGATAAGTTTATGAGAACCAAGTTTATAGATTCAGTAAAGGTTGCGTTTAAAGATCACGGGTACGGTAGCATAGGATCTTCTTCTGAAGAAGACAGTGGCGGAATTTTTATAGTAGGCGTTGAAGGAAGAATATTTACAATAGATGAAGATTTTCATGTAGGAGAAAATATAGTTAATTATATGGCAGAAGGAAGCGGTGGTCAGATAGCACTTGGAGCTTTGTATGCAACTAAAAATCAAAAAAATCCTAAGCTAAGATTAAAATTAGCATTAGAAGCAGCAACAGCATTTAATATGAGCGTTTCAGCCCCCTATACATATATTCAAGTTTAAGGTATAATTTAGATATGAGAATAGCCCTAGCAGTATCCATATCAATTGCATTAATACTAACCTCATTTTTCCTTGTTCTTTTTTTTAAAAGGTTTAAGGTTGGAGTTTACTATATTGATAAGTATGAAGAAGCCGTTCAGGATATGATAAGGGTGATAGCAGAGAGTGATCCCAGATACATTCCTCCAGTAGACTATAATAAGGCCATGGATCTAAGGGGAACTCCAACACATGTTTGTCTGTGTGGATCTGAAGTTTGGCTAGTAAAAGTTGTATTCTCAGAATATGAGATAGCAAGCTATTTCTTAGACATGGAATGCCTAAGCTGCGGGAGCCTTGCAACAGCCCCGACACCAATAGATAGGAGCAACATTGAGGAACTCTAAAAAGATTAAGCAGCTTGAGTCTAGGGTTGAAGACCTTAGTGCACTTACTGATATTCTAATACTTTTAGTTAATGATATTATCGAGGGCAAAACAACAAATAATTTGGACTCTGGGAAATGGTATAAGCAAAAGCCTTGACAACCCTATCTTATTTAGTATACTTAAGATATGAAAAATAAACTAATCACGGCGGTACTTACTTTATCACTTCTATCACCTGTTGCAATTTCACAGGCATCTGGTACAGACGCACCAGTTCTAGCTATTCTAGACACAGCAATTGACACATCAGTTCCTTCTCTGCAAGGCAAAATTGTCGGAGAGGTTTGCATCCTTGAGTGGTCACTATGCCCAAATGGAACGAATTTTCAAGAGGGCCCAGGATCAGCATCAATGCCAAATGCATTAATTACCAAGAATGGTTTTGATCACGGAACATTTATGGCAACTACTGCTGTGCAGTCTAACCCTAACATTAAGATTTTGTTTATTAAGATTATTGGAAATACACCTGCTGGACTAAGAAAGCCAACTGGTGAATCAACAATTTCTGCAGCACTTTTTTGGCTAAGAGACAATGCAGTTAAGTATAATGTTAAGGCTGTTTCTCTTTCACAGGGCAGCAGCGGTCTGCTTGGTAAATCTGGCACACAATATTGTCCAACATTCCCAAGAACAATTTCTGCAGTTCAGCAGTTAAACTCTATGTCCATCCCAGTTTTTTCTGCGGTAGGAAATAACCGCGACTATTCACGAATTGATTGGCCATCGTGCATTGAAGAAGTAGTTTCTGTCGGTGCCGTGGATCAAATTGGTGAAATCGCATCATACAGTAATAATGATTCAGCACGACTTGATTTCTTTGCGCTTGGAAATCTTTCAGCGGTTGGGCCAGGAAATATTTCTAAAAATATTGCTGGAACTTCATCTGCAACTCAAGTTGCTGCAGCAACATATCTAAGCATTATGTCAACTTCTGGTCAATCTGGCAGTAATCTAATTAATATAATGAAGGCTAACTCAGTTAATACAGTTGGAAGACAAGGAACATTCAAAAAACTAATCACTTTTTCTAATTCAGTAAGTGCTAGCCCTACAAATTCTGTATCAGCAGAAGCAGCAGCAAAGGCACTAGCAGATGCAAAGGCACTAGCAGATGCAAAGGCACTAGCAGATGCAAAGGCACTAGCAGATGCAAAGGCTGCACGAGCAGCAGCGTTAAAGCTAGAGGTTGATGCTGGTATTGCAGAAGCAGAAAAGCAGTATGCAATTGATTTAAAGTTAGCCCAAGATAAGCTTGCAGCAACTAAAGCAGCTTGGATGGCAAAACTTAATGGCTGAAATCACAGTGCTGGACGGAATAATTAAGGATCTTGGCCAAGAACTGTATCAGAAATGGTATAATGGTTTGGCACAAGAAGATATAACACCAGAGGCGTCTGAGGCCATGGCCAAGAATGCTGGTGAAACAACATTTTGGGTAATCCAAAATTTTATGATACGCTTCAATGAAGCAGCAGAGGCGCTAAAGGATAAGTAATGATTGTAACTGACAGTAATTTCGATGAAGTTATTGGATCTCATCATGTTGTCCTTGTAGATTTTTGGGCTGAATGGTGTAGTCCATGCAAAAGATTTTCTCCCATACTTGATGAAGTAGCATCAGAATACAATGTGTGGATAGGAAAGATAGATGCAGATGAAAATACATTCAGTGCAGATAAATACAATGTCATTTCTTTGCCTACTGTTATTGTTTTTAAAGACGGTAAAGAGGTAAAGAGAACTAAGGGAGCTATGCCAAAACATAAATTTATTGAGGAGATTTCCGAATGGATTTAGAGTTTGAGATATGGCTAAAAAATGGTTATGATAGAGGATGGATATCTGATGTGTTTTGTGACACACACGATGGTCCACCAATGTCAGACGAAGAAATGCAAGAATGGGAAGAGGGCGGGGATCCCTGCTCGTTTCATGTAAAAGTACATGAATTACACTAGATTTCTGATATCAAATAAGAGTCAGAAGAAATAAGGAGAATAAATTAAATGAAGTCATTTAAGAAAATCGCACTAGCCATGGTTGCAGCCATGACTTTGGGCATGGTCGCCGTAGCACCTGCAAATGCTACAGTAATGACAGTAGCGGTAACGCTAGATGGAACAGCAAACACAACTAATGGTGTAATTGCTACCCCTGCCACATTACCAGTCCCAGCAGACAATACAATCGATGCAGCAGATGCATTACGCTTTGTGGCAACAGTAGCGGCAGGAACATCAGTTTCTGCAGTAGCAACTAACGCAACAATCGTATCAGCACTACACACATCAGCAGCACCAGTCGGAGCATCGTCAGGATCATCATCTTTGACAATTGCAACAGGTACTGGAACAACTGCAACATTCTTTGTCTACACAAAGACAACAGCAATTGGAACCGTTGTAATTAACAATGGTGGAACAACTCTTACATACTATGTACAGGGTACTGCTGGCAAGATCAATAACCTAACAGTTTCAGCACCTTCAGCAGGTGCAGCAGGAACTAAGCAGGATATCGTTGTAACTGCAACAGACGCATTTGGTAACAAGGTGTCTGGTAAGTCAATTACAGCAACAGTCTTTGCTGCAACAGCAGTACTAGACACAGCAACAGTAACAACTGGTGCTACGCTTACAGATTTTGGAACAGCAACCTTTAAGGCTACTCTTCCAACAACTGGAACACGCTCACTTATTACGTTTGCTCCAACAACTGCAGGAGATGCAGTTGCAGGTGCAGTAGTAGGTTTGACTGCTCCAACACTTGCACCATTCGCAGAGATTGCGGTTCGTGATCTAGTATCAGAGCTTGCTGCTGAGAAGGCCGCAAAGGATGCTGCACTGGCCGCTAAGGCAATTTCAGATGCTGCAGTTGTAAAGGCTGCTGCAGATGCTGCTGCTGCAAAGGTTGCTTCAGATGCTGCTCTAGCAGCAGAGAAGGCTGCTTCTGCTAAGGCACTCGCAGATGCAAAGGTAGTGTCAGATGCAGCACTTGTTGCAAAGGATGCTCAGATTGCTAAGCTTACTGCAGATAATGCTGCAGCAATTAAGTCACTTAAGGATGCTTTCAACAAGTTGGCTCGCCAATGGAATGCAAAGAATCCAAAGGCTAAAGTTACTTTAGTTAAGTAATTAATTAGTAACAGGGGGCAGGATCTATTGGTCTTGCCCCCTTATCTTATAAATGATAGAATGGGAATATGAGATTTCATTGGATGGAAAGAGGCGAAGATACAAGTATATCTCACCTAAAAACAATTTCTGGTATTGTCGATGAGTTTGGTTACGAATCAATATTATTGGTTTATCACTCAAAGATAGATGACAATTGGATTAAAGCAGCTAGAGCATTAGATGTAAATCATAAATTTAAATACATGCCAGCTATAAGAACATATGCAATTAGCCCAGAATACTGTGCAATGATGTGCAAAGCTTTTTATTCAATCTCTCCAAACAGACTGATGCTAAATATAGTCTCAGGGGATCTTCATAAAGACGAAACATCAGTTGAGGACTTAATATGGGTAAGCGATCAACTCAATACTCCAGAAAAAAGATTAAAGTATACGGACGACTGGCTTGCAAAGTTTATTGAGTTGTCTGGGGATACCGTTTCAGAAATAGTAATGGGCGGTCATTCTAATGAGACTAAGCTTATGGCAGACAAATACAATGCAACTCACTTGGCCATGATAAACATGCATAAGAATTCCTACAACGATACTAATTTTATAAAAAATAAAAAGCAAATGTTATCTTTTAGAATAATTATAAATGAATCAGAGTCAGAAATAAAAGAGATGATCCAAAAAAATCCTGGATCCGATCAATGGACAATATGCGGAAGCAAGGATATAGTTAAAAAACAGATAAATGATCTAAAAGATTTGGGTGCAACTGATTTATTAATTAGTACTCATCCAGAAGATAATAATGTTTCATCGATACATTATTTAATAAAAGAAATGATAGGGGAACAAAATGGAGTCAAATAAAAGAACATCTTTAAAAACTATTAGCTGGGAAGTATTTCATTTAGTTGTACTTGCAGGCTTAATATTTTTATTTACTGGGGAATGGGAATATGCTACTATCGGAGCATTCCTATACATAGCTTTTGAGGCAGCTGGATATTTTATTCATGAAAGACTTTGGGCAAAATTTGGGAATAAGGTAAAATAATGGGAAAACATTTAGATAAAATGCAAAGAGCTTTAGCTCAAAGACAAGCAGGAACATATGCTAGTGGGCAGAAAAAGCCAGGATCTATGAATATAAAGAAAACTGGATATAGAGGACAAAAGGCAAAAGGATCTAAGTAGTGTTTAGTGGGCATTGTGAGATAAAAGACTGCGGTAATAAAGCAACTAGACTATCATCTAAGCCAGAAGGCATGATAATAGATATTTGTGATGACTGCTGGCATAAGCAGTACAAGTCCTAATCAACTAAATGCTATAATAGTCATATGAGTGGATTACTAGTCCCGCTCAAATAAATAACCTATAGGAGTAATAAAATGACAGATGGATTGAATTTAACAGGATTTAACGAAGTAAAGCCAGCAGGTACTTCACCTTGGCCAACAGAAAACTACACAGAGGCACCAGCTTCAGCTTTTCCAGCATCAGATAAGTCAACACAAGACGGTTCTGGCGTAGGAAACAACGGTAAGTAATCTATGTGCGCTATGTGTGGATGCAGCTCAGAAGCATTTATGGGCGTAGAGATGCCAAACCAAAACGTGTATGACGTTGGCCCAGGCCAACTACCTTCACCAGTTATGTTTGGCACAGACTCCGAAAATACTCTTGGAGTTTCAAAAACAGAAATGGACATGAATTAATGTCAATGGATGGAACAGGAATGGCTCCTCCACCTAACGGTGCAGCAGCTGGTGCAGTAACAAGCCGAGAGGCTACAAGAAAAAATCCTAGACAAGGATTAAAGATTGATACAAATAAACATGGTATTCGTCGTGAGATAAATACTGCACAAAGACCGCCTAAAAAAATAGGCAGAAAAAAGATCTAAACAATTAGATTTTATTTAAGGCCTGGATTATAAAAATTAGAAAATTACTAAATGGATCAACCGTCTCTGAACTTGATGAGGCGGTTGATCTAATTATACACACCAAAGCGCCAGGAAAGTATAAGGTATTAGACCTTGAAACAGGCGAAGAGTATATTGGCTCAGAAATTAAAAATGAAAGCTTTGCCCCAATTTTAATAGAAAAAGTTAATAGAGGAAGAATAGGTCAATGGATTAAAACAAAAGCAAAACAATCTATCGATCACATTAAGTAACTATTGACTCCCTTTGAAATAAATTATATACTTAAGTCAGTTGTGCCCCATAGCTCAGCTGGTAGAGCACCGAACTGTTAATTCGGGTGTCCCTGGATCGAGACCAGGTGGGGCAGCGTTCCTATAGCTCAGCTGGTAGAGCAGCAGACTTTTAATCTGCGGGTCGATGGTTCGAGCCCATCTGGGGACACACGTGTAAGATAAACTATATAGGAGAAAAATGAAAACAGTAGGAGATAAGTTAGGAAATTTTGCAGTTACTGGTGTAAAGCCAGGAGCCCTGAGCTATGAAGATAGTTCTTTTGAAGTATTAAATCAAGACTCTTTCCCTGGAAAGTGGAAGATCATTGCTTTTTATCCAAAGGATTTTACATTTGTATGTCCAACAGAAATTGTTGCATACGATGCATTAGTAAATGATTTTAATGATAGAGATGCTATTCTTATGACTGGTTCAGTAGATAATGAATTTTGTAAGATTGCATGGCGTAACGCACATGATGATTTACGCAAAACTAACTCTTGGTCATTTGCAGATACAGGCCACCAGTTAGCAAACGATCTTGGCGTACATCACCCATCTGGAGTTACATACCGTGCCACATTTATTGTTGACCCAGACAATACAATTCAGCATGTTACTGTAAACAACTTAGATGTAGGAAGAAACCCAGATGAAACTCTTCGTGTACTAGATGCACTTCAAACAGGGGAGCTATGTGCCTGTAACAGATCTTTGGGCGGAGAAACTCTATAATGACATGGGTGGACCAGCTTAAGGATTCTCTTCCAGAATATGCTAAAGACATTAAGTTAAATCTTGATGCTGTAATCAATAGATCATCTATAGATGCAGAGCATGCTACGTATATTTCAATAGCAGCAGCATTTGCAACAGGCAACGGTAAACTGCTTGCCTTTATTACTGCTAATGCAAAAGATGAAGTTGAAAAAAATGCTGCCCTTACTGCTGGTGCCATCATGGCACAGAATAACGTTTGGTATCCATTTATTGAAATGGCTGATGACGTAAACTTAAAGGGGTTACCAGCTCAATTAAGAATGAATGCTATTACTTCTCATGGCGGGACTACAAAAGGTAAGTTTGAAGCTTATTCATTAGCTTCATCTATTGTTGGTAAGTGTCACTTTTGTGTTAAAGCACATTATGAAACATTAAAAGAAGAAGGCTATAGTGTAGAGCAGTTGCGTGATATCGGAAGAATTGCAGCAACAATAAATGCATTGGCAAAGATACTTTCAGCATGATAAAAAGACCAGCTTGGATATTTGATGTAGATGGCACATTAGTTGATGTAGATCCAATACTTCATCATATATTAAATCAGGATAGGTCTAGCGATTCCTTTAAAAGAAATTTTGATGATTTTCATAAAGCTTCTATAAATTGTATACCCCACAAAGATGTAGTTGATATGGTGTGGGAAGTATGCGATAGTCTAGATATAATTATAGTTACCGCCAGAAAAGAAAAATATAGGGGCTTAACTTCTAAGTGGCTTAAGATGCATAATGTTCCTCATGATGCATTGTTTATGAGAAAAGATGATGATCATAGAGAAGATTATGAAGTTAAAAAAGATATACTTGGGCACATAAATGAGTACTGGGAAGTAAAGCATGCTGTAGATGACAACCCTAGTATAATTAGATTGTGGGAAGAAAACGGTATACCTACTACCAAAATAGGAACATGGGATGGTGTTAAAAGATGATAGTTGATCGCTCTGATAGAATTTTAGTGTGGGAAAACATATCTAAAGATCTTCCTGCTCTTAAAAAAGATATTATGCAAGAGTATGAAAAAAGAAAAGATTCTTTGATTGAACACCATACTGGATATAGAATGGTTATGGATAAATCTATGCCGTCTAATAATCAGCTAGATATAGATTTTGGCCCATGTCTAGAAGAGTACATTAAGGAATATGGATTAGACCCAAATGAGAAATATTCTTTTTCAGATTGGATTTTAATTGGTTGGACTGTTCCAGACAGAGGTATGCCACTACATAACGACCATATAGCTGATGTTTCTTTGTCAGATGAGGATCACTCTCAGCCATTCTTGACAGCAATATTTTATCTGGCACACGAGTGTGAGGGTGGTAACCTAGAGTTTCCAGATTCAAATTTTCTTTTAAAGCCAAAAAATGGAACACTAATTCTATTTCCTTCTGAATCTAATCACGAAGTATTAAATTATATTAGTGGAGAAAGAATAGTTATTCAAAAGTTTGTTTTTAAGGCGGGAAGTGGTGATAAATGATAATTGGTTTATCTGGATATGCAAGGTCTGGTAAAGATACTGCTGCGGACCATTTAGTAAACAAATATGGATTCACTAGGTACTCATTTGCAGCTCCAATGAAAGATGCTATGTATAAACTTAATCCAATAGTTCATTCAGATAAAATAGGTAATTTTAGATACAAAGATTTGGTAGATACCTATGGCTTAGACCAAGCTAAAGACTCTCACCCAGAGATACGCAGGCTGCTACAAGTATTCGGAACAGAAGTAGGAAGAGACATGTTTGGTATTAATTTTTGGGTGGAACTTGCATTAAAAAGCATGACAGAAGATAAAGTTGTTATAAGTGATGTAAGATTTAAAAACGAAGCAGATGCTATAAAAGCAGTAGGCGGCCAAGTGTGGAGAATAAATAGGTATGGGGTAGGCCCAGTAACAGATCACTCTTCCGAATTAGATTTAGATAACTATAACTTTAATCACATTATTGATAATGATTATAGCGTACTAGACTTAAATAATGTTATAGACATGTTGTTGGAGAAACACAGTGTTTAAATCAGTTTATTGTAAAATTGTTGGACACAAGCTTAAGAGGGCAGGTGCTTGCCCATTTACTGGCAAAACTTATGATGTGTGCGACAGGTGTCTAAATATGATTGAAGTAAATCTGGTATAATATACATATGAACACAAATATTCCGCCATGCTTTTATTGTCCATCAGAAAGCAAGTATTCAGAGCCAGAGCCTAAAACTGGCAAAGTTATAGACGTTTGTGAAAAACATTTTCATTTAAAGTATATGGGATAGTTGTGGCTTACAGCAGGTTCTGGGATAGCGATATCTATATCTATTCTCATGTAGATGGATATATATGTTGTGCGGCATGCTGGCTATCAGATGAAGCCAAATCTGAAGTAATAAAAGATGATGAACATTTATTCATACATATAGAGGATCATTTGAAGGCGGGACACGATCTGCCAGACATGCTATATTATGAAATAATATTAGACGAAGAACGCTACTCCTCTTGACAAATACACCCTATAATAGTATTATTGTTATATAAAGCGATCCTGCTTTTACTTGAAAGGACTAACATGTCAGCATTTGATTATAGCTTTACAGATAACAATGGTAACGAAGTAGATTTAGGACAATTTAAAGGCAAGCTGTTGCTCCTTGTAAATGTAGCAAGCCGTTGTGGTTTCACTACACAATATGAAGGTTTGCAGGCACTTCACAAGAAATATGCAGATAAGGGCTTGGTAGTAATTGGCTTCCCATGTAATCAATTTGGAGAGCAAGAGCCTGGGACCGATGCAGAGATCAAAGAATTTTGCCAAACAAACTATGGGGTAGACTTCCTTATGTCAACAAAAGTTGAGGTAAATGGAGATAATGCTCACCCACTATTTAAATATTTAGTATCACAATCTGATTTTGATGAAGTCCCGTGGAACTTTACTAAATTTTTAATTGATGATCAGTTTAGATCAATGGGTCCAGGAACAACCCCAGAACAAATAGATGGATTTATTAGCCAAATTCTTAAGTAGAATTAATTATGAAAAAAAAGTTAATTACCAGTAGTCAGATAAAGAAAGCTTTTGAAGATAAAACACCTCTTTATGCAAAAAAACAAGTATCTGTGTTGCCTGATTGGTCTGACTTTATTAATAATATTAATAGCGCCATTAAAGATGATTCTTACACAAAAGAGCCCCCACTACTAAACTTTGAAAGAGTAAACCATGTTAGATTTTATGACAAGCTAACCATAGGTATAGATCATTCAAACAAATATCCTTACAAAGGGCTCCCAGAAATAATTAATTTTTTAAAAACTTTAAATCTAGAGCCTTTTGTTACAATGAGTTTAATGAATTTTGCAGACTCTCAAAAAACTACTTCTCGTCATAGCGATAACTGTTTAATTTTTTATGTTCAAGCAGTTGGTAGTGCTAAGTGGTGCATACTAGTAGATGATTTAGAAAAAGAATTTGTTTTAGAGCCAGGAGACGTAATATTTGTACCAGCTGGCCTTATGCATGAGATTGTGCCATTGATGCCAAGAGCAGCACTATCTTTTGCAGTAAAGTTTATAAATTAATCTTAAACGTATTGACACCTATTCCTGTAAATAGTATAATAAATATATGAAAAAAAATAATGTACCAGCCTCTCAGTCTAAAATGAAGCGTCAAAAAAAGAATCTGAAGAGGCTAGCATCTAAGCCTAAGATAAGTGCATTTGAAAGAAAACAGGCATTTATTGCAGACCAGATTAGAAATTCTTTATAATGAAAGAGCCTAAGATTATGAAGATGGACTGGCGGTCATTAGGGTATTGGCCAGTATACAAAGATGGCAAGCTTACGTGGGAAAAGGACAACGATGACAAAGTCAGCTAGAGAATCAGCAATGCTTAGCACTTGTAAAGTAAGGCCCAGCAAAGTGTCTATGCCAAAAGAAGCCACAAAGGTACTCGTACGCCTTGAAAGAGCCAAGTCTTACGGAAGCAAGAGAAGATACAATAAAGAATTAGAAAGGCTTGCTATATCTTACCCAGAAATGTCTGAACAGATATTGCAGCTAAAGTGGACAAATGATTAATTGGTTAGTAAATAAATTATTTTGGTGGTCTCCTTTAAGAGATGCTATTTTTGATGAGGTGCATATGTATGATCATATAGATAGCATTATGAACGATCCAGATTCAATGAATACAGGCTCATTGAGCTGGATGGAAGGCGACATGTGGTATGGTTGGACATATAATAGTAACGCAAGACGTTACTATTTTGATGACATTGGCAACAAGTCTCTTATAGGTCTATGGGAAGATCAATGGCTAAGAGAAGCAGATGAGGGGGTAACAAAATGATGCAATACTGGTCATGGATACTAGCAGCAATTGGTGTAACTGGAATATTTTTTGTGGGTAGAAAAGCTATTTGGGGTTGGCTACTATTATTGTTCAATGAGTTTCTTTGGATAGTGTATGCTCTTACTACTGAGCAGTACGGCTTTATATTTGCAGCCCTTGCTTATGCTGTAGTCTATATTAGATCATATATACATTGGTCCAAAGAGCCAGTAAATGAAATACCGTTATAGTGTATAATAGTACTATGTTCAATATAGTGCAGGAAATAAAAGACTACGGACTTTATCTAAGCAATTGCATTTCTCAAGAAGATATAGATGAGCTTTTAAATCTTTCTAAATCAGAATTATTAGAGAAAGGTACCAGTCGTTTAGGTGCACATACTGTAATTGATGGTAATGAATGGAGTCCCAGACAAGAAGATGCCGAAAAAATAAAAATATCCAAAGAAGCATTTAAAAAAATTCATCCAGTAATGATAAGAGCAATGGAAATTTACACCAATCATTTTGGTTTAGATATGGGAAAGTATACAATATCTATACCAGTATATTGGATTAAGACATACGATGTTGGAGCTTTTATTGGATATCATTCTGATTCATGGGATTCTGATGGAGAAACGATAGTCCCCGCAGTAAGTATTGTGCTGTACCTTTCTTCGGACTTTGAAGGCGGAGAGCTTGGTTTTGTAGAAAAGGACGATCTTGTTTTTGTAGATAAAGATTCTATTCATAAAGACCCTAGCTTACAAAAGAATAATGACATAGTTATAAAGCCTTCAGCTGGCCATGTAGCTATATTTGATTCACAACGCTGGCATTATGTGAATCCTGTTATTAGTGGCACTAGAATATCTACAGACATTACATATTTAAATTAATATAGGCCCCATTTAGTGCGAAAAAGTGCGGCGGTAGAGAGCATCTAGTCACTATGTGACAACAAATGCTATAATGATAACATGGACAATACAATGGATTACTTATCAGATAACGAAGACGAAGACAAGTGGGATAACATTGAAAAGGCATGCTGGAGGGGCTACACCCAAAGAGGCATGAAAGATAAAAACGGCAAGCAGGTACCTAATTGTGTGCCTATTGAAAAGGCGGAGGATCTATCTGAAGCAGGTCAGGTAGAGAAGTCTATATGGAAAGGTACGTTCCTTAAATAATGGGCATACTAGACAACCTTGAAGCATACATAGATCTTGGCGATATTAAAGACTTAGATCTAACTGAAGATATAGATAAAGAAGATATATAGCAGTATATTGACCGCCTAGAAAGTGAATTCGCGGCGGGAGAGACCATAAAGTCAGTACCTGACTTAGATAGGCATTATTGTGAATGTTAAAGACATGATATCAATCACACATATACCAGAGATTAACCTTGAATATGCATTGAAACACATACCAGAAGATACATGGACTGATGCATTAGTTGCTGAATCTAGAGTAAAAACATATGGCGAAGGCGTAGTCTCTAAAGACATTAGACATGCCCACGTTGGCAGAATAGATGACGAATTTACTGCCCTTTTGAGAGAAAAGGTAGATCCAATTGTTAGACAGTACTCTTTAGACCATAACATCCCTATATCCAAGCTTGAAGGATACCATGTAGTTAGGTACGAAAAGGGCCAATACTTTAAAGAGCATACAGACCAGACAGATGAGTTCCCAAGACAGATATCAATTGTTCTATACATAAATGATGATTACGAAGGTGGAACCATAACATTTACTAAGATAGGTACACCTACTAAACCAGAAGCTAGCAGCCTATTTGTATTTCCTTCCAATGCAGAGTTCTCTCATTCTGCTGATCCAATCATTTCAGGAACTAAATACATAGTAGTTGGCTTCTGGCAATGAAGAACCTTAATGAGGTATTTAAGCCATATAAAGCTCAATTTGACAGATGTCCTAGACATATAAAGATCATAGCCGTTTTGTGCGTTATGTACCTATCTGTCCCAATTGACCCATTTGATATACTATTTCCCTGGATGGCATTTAGCGATGACATATTCATCGCAGGCATCCTATTGAAAATTCTTCACAAACACGGCGGGCTACCAGAAGAAGTAAGAACTTCACCAATAGAACTATTAAGAGATATATTCAAGAGAACTAATCCCAAGACTAAGATAGAACATACATCCTTGTCAACTAAGATATTTGTAGATCATGTATGCAAGGAATGTCAATTAGTCCATAGCAAGTAATATAGACCAAGGATAAAGCTCTAGAAAATATAGCAATATGGTCTCTAACTCCTATATCCCCCTCCCCTTTATCTCCCTTGTATGAGCCTCTAGAAGGCTTCTAATGTGGAGTAAAGTGGAGTATAGTGGAGAATATATACTATAGATTCAGATCCATATACTATAGTTATACTAAGATAAACATTACTATGTAATTGAGCTTATCATAATGATGGTCGTAATGTCAATAGGGCCATATGGACTTATATGAGACATAGCGCATATTCCAGCGAATTTGTCAATAGCGTCGTAAAAGGCATATTTGGCCCACATTGTCAACATATTTTATATAAAATTTTGATATAAATTCTGACAGATTCTGGCTATATTATGCCTAATTCATTATATGTTTTAATAGATATTATATTCATTTTATTATATTCTGCCAAATATTCCAGCGATTTTTTAAGCTTGGTCGTAAACGGATAATTTTGCCCACATGCCCATACATAAAAAGATATCCACAGGACCTGTGTAGATCCTATGGATATCTTGGGCTATATGATCAAGAGTAATACTTAGATAAATATATCCTTTCGGTCTTGATCTATATGTTGGCTATGCCTCTATTGGTTCAAAGTTAGCAATGTAGTCATTTAGTCTATCTGCCATGAATAGGGCTTCTGATGTAACCCCTTCTTCCCACGCATTATCAAACTGTCCCGCCGTTTGTTTGATAATTTCTACTACTAGTTCCATTACCTTAGATTGAGTATAATAGCCACAACCATTGACTAATTCCCGTGCCATGATAGTTGGATTAAACCAATGACTATCCATAGCCTCCAGTACTTTTTCTGCCGCCTTTGTTTCGATTGATGATGTCTTTGCCATGTCCGCCCCTGTTCTTTAACTATTGATTGTACCAAAAATAAAGGAGGGAGTCAAGGACCAACGAAGCCCTGACTCCCGTCCCAGAACTACTTCGCCTTTTTGACAGGTGCCTCTGCAGTAAACTTAACGCCCTTGGCCTCCGCCTCAGCTAGAGCTACCTTGGCTGCTCCTGAGAAGCGCCCACGCACACCAACTGTAATGCCCTGCTGCTTTAGATATTCACGCTTTGTTGTCATTTTAATCCCCTTTCAAGAGATAGTTGTTTTGTTAATTATAGCAACTTTCCACGGAATTGTAAATAGTCGCCGTAAACCATTTTTTCTGCCCTTATGAAACTTGTTCTATTCTGTCTTTAATTAGTTTAGATATAATGTTATGGGCTTCGATGTTTTCAGTTTCGCTGCCACCCCATAGCAATTGTTGAGCCTTGTTTAATTGATCATTAATATAGTCATCACTCATCTTCATCTTCGTCCTCCTCATCTTCATCTTCGGGGTCTACGATGTAGTCCCTGTTTAACATCCAGTCTAAAACTTCTTCTTGATGTTGTTCTGCTCCCCACTCCAAAGAGAACCCTTGGCCAGCCTCCACAGCCTCGCAGAGGTGGTCCCACATCTGGTCCTTGGTTACCTTGGCCTTGTAGTTGTCATCATTTAAGATATTGTCAATTGTCGACCATGTCCACAACCAAACTAATGATAGACCTAAGTCAGTGCTGTCTAGAATCTCTAAACATTTGTTTAGTTTATCTTTATCGTCAGGCTTCATCCCGTGCTCCAATCGCAAATGATAGTTGGTATGTTAGATTATATAGTTCTACTAGCATGTCTAGGCGCCCTTCACATTCTGTGCGGACCATGGAATCCATTGCCTCTTCAGACAATTCCTCCTGTTCTAATGCGCTTGCTAGGTCTTGCTCAGCAATTAACATTAGATTCTTTAGTTCTCCGTGCATTATATCTAATCCACTAACACCTGCATTGACCATGCGTTGCAAATGAGGTGGGAGCCCAATGTCTTCTGCATTCATTAGATTACCTCATAGTTCACTAGTGTTGATTCATTTAAGTTGTTTGCCCAATCAGGCTTTCCTTCTACCCAATCATATTTAATATCGATATCTCCTCCGCCTTCGGCAGGAGCACCGACTGTGATTACCAATTCTGTCCCGTCCTCAAAAAAGATTTGTTCAACGGCGGAACGATAAGTAACTTCTCTAGATGTTATATTCATTATTCATACCTTTCGTTAGAAGAATTCATTATATCAGTAGCCACTGACAATAAATGTTCAACAGCCTCAGTTGCTCCTACATAGTAATCATCTGAAGGGTCATATTCATCTTCATTTAAAGGTACGCTATTTTTAGAATCTTCCCAATCTTGATTAAGACTAATTAGATGTAACTTCATATACTCCAGGAAATAAGATGACTTAGTCATTAATTATCTCCTTTTTCAGAAAGTATCTTTGTTTATGAGTTATTGAACAGTTTCCAATTGTTGTGTATTTGTGTACAGTTGGGTCATCAAAATGTCCAAACCCTCCCTGATAATAACAAACTACTTTATCTGGTTTATCAGGGGCATTAATCCAATCAACAAAAGCAACCACGGGAATCAACGGGATTTGAATAAGTAGAGCAAGAACCATAGCATCGCCAAACTTCATTAGTCAAAGTACCCTTCTGCCCATAAGCCCTGTAGAAAGTCTTGTGCTTTTAGTAGCCCGTCCACAATTGGATCTTCATCAACACGAACGATATCTGATTTAAGAATATAGAAAAGCTTGGCGTCATGCATAGCATTCCCCATTTCATCTATATCTGTTTTAGTATATCCTAACATTCTATTGCCTCCATGTATTTAAGCATAGTATTAAGTGTTATGTGAATATAACAATCACAATCATCTGATGTGTCTCTGTCGTCAAAATGACTTAAGTTGTCATCATACATATAGTCAAGTAGTTCTTGTGATGTAATCATAATAGAAACTCATCTCCCTCAATATAGCCATAATACTCATTGTATGATTGCTTTAGGCTATCAGGAGCAAATTGCATGAACATATATTCAGCATAATCGCTACCCTCATCTAAATTTTTGCTGTTCCATTGTTCAAAGAGATGTTGCTCAATATCTACTTGAATTGCTCCAAGGATATGTTCTCCTACTGTATCTGTAAATGCTTCCATTATGCTTCCGCCTTTCTATATTCGGGTACTTTAGTGTCTAAGTATATCTTATGGGTCTGACAAATTGCGACAGCCTCTAGGTCTGCCTCGCCAAGCCAGTTGCAGTTGCTACAGATTTCACCGCAGTCATTCTCGCAGTATTCCATTTGGTCAGTTGCATCACAATCACGGCACATATTATCGTATTCTGATTCTGAGATAACTTCACCACGGAGGAATTCCATTTCTCCACCCCAACCTGTCTCTTCCTCATATGATAAAGTAAAGAGTAGTGTTGGGTATTGTGCAGATAGTTTTTCAATAGCGCCAAGAGGTCGTGACCATGCAGTATTAAAATTGTAATGAACTACATAGTTCTCGCCATTTTCTGCTTCTTCAATAGTTGTATCAGGATACTTATTATCCTCTGCTACAGCAACATCCCACTTGGTTCCCCACTCACGCACATTAAAGTTGTACCAGTCATTGGTTTCAAACTTCATTGCCTGAGAAAAATCGGTGGAACGAGGAGGCTGTCCATGATATACCTCATCAGTAATACCAGCATCTCTATAGTTATAGATATTATGAAAAGCAAAGATAGGATTAATATACTTAGTCTGCTTGACATCATATGATAAATCACCTAATGCAGTAATAGAATAAACAAATGGCTTATTCATCTGCTTGATTAAAGATTTTACTTGCTCAGGATTACCTTCAATTGTTAATCCATTAAATACCCAATTTGGCATTTTATATCCTTTCGTTGATATGTGATAATTATACATTGGACCACTGACAAATGGAATACTATTTGGGTGTGTTTCACACCACATTTTGTATGCATGTGGTCAAGATCACAAAATTCCAGGCGATTTCATATTGACACCGTAAAAGAAATATATTACCCTTAGTCTTTTGCGGGCCATGCAAAAACCCCAGCTGTAGGGGCTTATTCCATAACTGGGGTTTTACATAGGCTGCTAGAGGTTCACCAACGAAAGTAAAAGAACTCTGCTTTATTTAACCCCTGGCCATTAATGACTATAGGGGCACCCTTAGATTAATTATGCATTAACCCTTGAGTACTTATTAATAAATGAATCCAATGTCATTTTGAATATGGGCTCGTCTTGCATTCCACGGACCTTATATTCTGTCGACTCGGACCAAGGCGCCTCTTCGTGCAGTGAAAACGTTTGTGTATTCCAGTCAATCACAGGAATCTTGTGCTCGTTGTCTAGGATGTTATTAACAGATAATCCCCATCCAGTTGTATCTTGCCATTGTTCTCCAACTAAATGCGAAACCGCAATGCGGGTAGCATATGATTCATCTCCCCACCTAGAACGTGCTGCTTCAACAGCATCTGCTAAGCGCTCTAACATTCCATGTCCAGCCCAGTGTCCGTATAGCACAATTGTTTCTCCATTGGATTGTTTAAATCCGAAGTTTGCTCTATCTCCCATTTTATTCCGCCATTTCTACTAGTTGAGGTACTTCTTCCTTTTTGTTTAATTCTATCACTTCGTAAGCGATTTTGTCAAGACTAGGCTTGAACTTATTAAAGTGGTGTCCACAGAAAGAAAGCTCTCCGCTAACCATTTTAATTAAATACATTGCAGGTACTACTGAGTTACACTTATCGCACCCAACCCATTCGTTCATAGCGTTCCGCCTTCTATCATGTCAGATAGACGATCAAGAATCCATGTATCAATATCTGCGATATCAATCTCTGATAGTTTTTCTATAATTTCTTCACGGGCAAACTTGTACCCATCTTCAAAACCATCTTTATAGTCTGACATTTTATCTCCTAGTATCCTGTAGTTTTACTGTCGCTTACATAAGATTCAATTAAGTTATACTTATCACGAATCCTACTTACTTTCTCAATACTACCAGTTCCTATGTTGAATGTCAATGCACTCATTGCTTCAGGGTCTAGTCCAGTTATTTCTGCATCCCAAATGGCCCTCGCAAAGGCTACACGAGATGGAGCGGTAAGTTCAAAGTACATTAGAACACCCACTTAAGTATAAGAGCGCCAACTATCACAACAAAAAGAGAAACAATAATCATGCCTGTTTTTATAGATTCCCATTCCGCTTCTGCATCTTCAATCGTATACCCCTCATAAAAATCAGGTCGTACTGTTGACACTAAATCCCTAAACTCTTTAACGGACAAAGTTTCTTTAAGGATAGCTGAATTAAAAATAGATTTAATTGCATCTTGCTTATACTCTTCTAATAATTCAGGATGATTTAAACTTAAATCTTTTATTTCATTTTGAATTCTTAATTTAAGGTAAACAATGTTTTCTCCTTCTTTTAACATTAGTTCTCAATTCTATCTACAGATGATGATAGCCAACTAATACCGTCTGAGTCATAAGACACGGTGTCAAAATCAATATCATGAATTAGATTATGTGCACTCTCTTCATCACGAGCATTAACTGTAATTGAATATAGAACTGTTACTTCTAGTTCAAACTCATTTGTTAGTTCAAATCCACAGATGCCAGCAATTTCTTCTGCTTGAAATTCTGTAAGAGATTCGTCATCAAGGCCTTCGAGTGTGAATACCTTCATGTCATCACGCAATTTGCTTAGAGTTCCTGCAGTTGCATAATCACGCTGAGTTATACGCTGGATGTGCTCTTCTAACTGTGTAATGCGGGCTTTGTTATCTACTAACTGTGACTCAAGGAATTCTCGTGTCATGTAGTGATTGTCTGTAGTTGTTTCCATTTTTACCTCTTCCGTTGTTGTTGGTGTAATTGTAGCATGCTCGACTGACAATAAGGTGGTCTTACGTCCGCAAGGGCATGTGAGTTCTGTCACACCTGAAGGAAAACCAAATCCATCAGATGATGTTAATTGAATTAAAGAATCGCATTCATCTGGGTCACAGACAAATGTATATACGCTTGATACTAGTTCGTTGGTCATGTAGAGAATTATACAGGGTCCCACTGACATTTGTCTATAGATTCCAGGGATTTTTTTATGTGACACTTAACACACTTTTTTGTCCCTAAATATTGCGGGCGATTTGCGATCCATAACGGACTTGAACCGTCGACCTCTACCGTGACAGGGTAGCGCTCTAACCAACTGAGCTAATGGACCTAGAAAAAATTGTGAGCAGTTTTTATTCATGCTCAGGAATTTATTTATTAAAACGCAGAAATTAATTTCTTAATTTTATTTTTTTCTGCGGTAAGAATTGGGTCAAACCCTGATGCACCAGCCATAAGTGTTTCAGAATTTCCGCGACCTGAACGATAATAGTCAAGGCGTTCAGTTAGTGCATTGAACGCACCCCACTTAGTTCCCTTGATGTTAGCGTTAGTTGGTGAGTTATGATAAAGATTGTCAAGAAGGACAACCTTATTCTCCCACTTAGTTAGCGCAACCTTAGCAGAATCTTTATCTGGCTTAGGATAAATTGTCTGAATTAACTTTGAGAATTCAGCATCAGTAATTGATTGAGAATAAAGAGCCTGAGCCTCTTTCTCAAATTCATCAAAGTATCCAAGAGCAAGCCCAAGAGTTTCGCGGGCTACTTGAATGCGACCTTCAACAGATTGCGTGTGACGAATCTTGAAAGATTGCTTAGCATTACGCATTGCAAGATTCAATGTGTTTTGGCAAACTACACGAACAGGGGTAACTGCAGCCTGAACCGCAACAGACCCGTCATGTGATGTCCAAACAATTAGATACAACTTGGTTTCATCATTTGCACCTTGTGGGTCAAGCACCATTGTGCGAGGAATATCCACAGTACCAAAAACAACCTTACCGCTACGAAGTGAGCCAGCAGATTCCCAACGGCAATCAGCATTGGCATCATGAATTGCATCTGCGAATGCAAACAATTCTTCATTTTGCACAGGCTTGTAACGCTTACCAACAGTAGCAAGAACATCAGTTCCGCTATTGAATGGGTTGTCACGAATAACTAATTGAGCATTAGATACATCATTCCATGTATCTGAGATGTGGTCGGTCAATGGAGATAGACGAACATTCCAGTTAGATAGTTTTGCCTCATCTAACATCATTTGAGTAGTAACATCTTCATCTTGTGTGAAGATACGATTAGCAAGATTATGCCATGCAGGTGCGCCACGCAATGCAAAAGCAACTTCGCCGTTTTCGGTTTCGAGATTGTGAGCCATATATTTTTACCTTTCGTTTAGTTAGTTGTAAGTATAACAGACCCCACTGACATTGTCTATGATTAGTTACAATATGTCCGAATTGATCCATGTGAGTAATCTCACAAATTCCAGGCGTTATCCACAGGCCCTCTTAAACCTGTGGAAAACCCCGCACATTATTGCGGGCCAAGCTTGGGCGGGGCAGAATTAGCTGCCCCACCTTTCACTTAGATAAGGACTTTACATAGTTTACTGTTTCCATTGGAAAGAACGCTGCTGATGTTTTCTTTTTATTTTTTTGATCATAAACAAAAGCCTTAACATTTCCGTCAAATCTTTTTAAGTTTGAGAAAACTAATTCCTTTAGGCTTTCATTGTCATAGCCTTCATCAGAATAAATTGTTAAGTCGTTTTGTTTTACTTCGTCATACATTTCTATCTTGAACCGCATTGTATTACCTTTGTTAGTAGTTGTCCCAAAAGGGAGAGCAGTTTGGCGACATACTCAGGTCGTTGGATTATTTAGAGATAACGAGCAATAGCATTGTAAGTGCTTGTGCTTACTGTTTCCTCATCTGTCATCTTTAGAATACGAATTGCGTTTTCCAATTCCTCTTTCATCTCATTGTATGAGTGGCGGTGGAGAACTTCGTAGTCCTTCTCAGGCTCTTTAGGAAAGTCTGACTCATTAACTGTTAAATCGAAATCAACATTAAGTGTCTTATTCCATGAGCGATAGTTTGTGCGGAAGTTTTCTGCCTTAGCAAAATTAGCCATAGCGAACTTTCCTACTTCTTTGCGCCACTTTTCTAAAGCCTTTTCGTGCTTTGCTTCGTTGGCTTCTTGTGATGCGTAATCGGCATTTAACTTTGTCAAGCGAGTTTCTAGTGCCTTGATTACCTTTGGTGTTGCTATCTTTACGCTAATTGCTTTCTGTCGTGCCATTTATTTTCTCTCTTTCGTTGGTTGGTTGTTTGTTAGAGTAGTATAGCAGGAGGGTCTGACATTTCTGCGACCCCCCTGCCCTATGCTAATTACCTGCTAGGGTGCTTGCTGATACTGTTGTCCAGCGAGTTTCCTTTGTTGGCATTTCTAGTAGCACACGCACCGAGCCAGATGCTTGTGGGTGGATTTCTTTAATCACGCCCGTCTTTTTTGACTTTAGGGTAGTGAATAAATCTCCAACCTGATACAACTTATCTTGTATTGTCATTTATTGCCTCTTTTCTTTGTAGGGTAGTATTGTAGCATTGGGGGCTGACATTTATCAACCCCCATCTCATTATTTGAGAAAGTTATTGTGTGACCTTAGTCACTTTCAGGTAGCCAAAAGTGTAAGTGGTGAGCCTCGATGATCGCCCATACTGGCGCACATGTTTCACCCTTATAAGAAATACCATCAGGCATTTCAATAGTTTCATCCCACATTTCATCATAAGCAAAATCTATTGCCTGAATACATACTGGTACCATAGATAGTGGAACGGGTGGATAGTGATTACCCTGTAAGTGATAGGCTAATTGTGTTTCTAAATCTAACACACTGTCCTGAATACCTAGTGCTGTTACACTTCCCATTATTCAGCAACCTTTAGAATTGCGTATGAGCCATTGGCATTTATTTCATCAAGAATTGGTTGCAAGCGAGAGCCTACTAAATCCTTTAGCATACCTTCAAGCATTTCAGTACGCATTGACTCATCAAGTGCCATTACCCGTGCAGTTATTGGGTGTCCGTCTGCAAACTCAGTTACAAACTTTAGGTTGTGTTCTATTTTCATTTATTGCCTTTCGTTGTTGGATAAGAGAATTATAACATAGCCCACTGACATTACCTAATCTATTTACGCATGAGCCTTGTGATAAATCTCACATAATTCCAGGGGCTTGTGGATAAGCCCCTTAAACCTGTGGATAACCCCGCAACATTGCGGGCCAGCTTGACATTGTCAAGCCGACACGCTGTTACAATTTAGATATTACATATGCAGCTAATAAAATTGGCAGGAGCGATATAAGAATTACCATAGATCCGCCAATCATACCAATAACCTCATACATTATTTTTTACTCGCAGAAAATCTAATATCCGCTTTACCATATACGCATAGACCACAAGATACGCAGGCGGACCCATTGCTAGAGATAAGTGGAATACTCTTCATATTCTCAGGACACTTAGCACCAGGCTTACCAGTCAATTCTTTCATTGTGTCTTCGGTTGCAGCGAATGTCTTACCAAGATAAGCAAGGCGGATTTTTGAATTAGTTTTTAAGTCGAATGCGATTTCTTTATTATCATCATCCGTTGAATAGTATAGCGATAGATTAGATACATCCTTAAGAATAAGCGCCGCAGACTTTACACGAGTATAAACCCAGAATTGAACATCCTCATGCTTATCAATAACTATTTTCCATGCATATGCATAAGTATCATTGAAGAAGTCTCCGTCCCAGTGGATACGGAATAGCATAGGTGCGTCTTTCTTTACACAATCAGCCTTGAAGTCAATTATCATTTCATTAAGTAGACGCACCATAGTTTCACCGTCTGCGTCTTTTAGTAATTCCCAGTTATGCAATAGATTTACTTTAACGCTTGGGAATACCTTTTCGAGTTTTCCTGCGTAGCAAACACTCTCACAAATACTAGTGGCACCAGGGCATGAATAATTCTTTCCTGCAGGGAGCCCGAACGTGTTCGCAATTGCGGCTTGCTTTCCATTTTTTGTGACAAGGTTAG